ACATGGACGACCTGTATGTCGTGGGAGGCGGCGTTCTCGCTCGGCTTCACGACGCGGGTCTGGACGACGACCGGGGTCACGCTGTCCGCGAACGGGCGCACGAAGTGCGGACCGGGTGCGAGTTGCCGCACGGGGTCGCCGAAGCGCATCACGACGCCGACAGTGCCGGCCTTGATTTGCGTGAAGGACAGCATGAGGAAGAAGAAGAGCGCCGAGAGCGCGAAGAGCGGGACGCCCCGGAGCGGACGCCACTTAAAACTCAATTCTGAGTCACGGGTTCCTATGTCTACCATCGAGAAGCCGAGACCGCCGAGCAACGAGGCAAGAAAAAACAGAAAGAACAGAAATCCCATTGGGTTCTCCTATAATATGCGCGGGGGGAAGCAGCGCCGCTTCCCCCCACATAGCTCAACCAGCGCTCAATCCCTGACCCGCACCGGAGGACTCACGTGACATTCAACCCTGCCGGAATATTGGCGGAATCTATTGGCTGATATTGTTGCCGATCTGATAATACCGCTGGCGGCGGGATTTTGCAAGTGCGGCCTATTGCGTGAATGGGACGTCGCAGGCCTCGCCCTCGTCGTACTCGGAGATGACGCCGTCGCCCAGCACCATGTCAAGATGCCTCGCGCACAGGAATACCTTCTGCCCACTAGGGGCGATGATGTAGTCCACTGCCGGGTCGGGGCAGCGGTCTTTTTCGTCCTGCTTAAATTCCCCGTTGACGCACGTGAACATGTCTTCTACCTCCATGCCGCCCACAGAGATGCTGACAAAGTATAGCTCGCATTGCCTCATAAGCTTGGTACGCGGGGAGGACTTGAACCTCCCCCTGCTTCACCTACCTCACAGCGGGCGAGCAGGTGCTCCTTCTCTGAGCTACCCGCGTATGGAACCCCGAACGGGACTTTTACCCGCAACCTCTCGGACTAGAGCCGAGCGCTCTGCATTGAGCTACCGGGGTGCTGGCAATCCGGGCGGGCATCGAACCCGCATCTCAGGTTTTAGGGACCCGGCTCTAGCCACGTTGAGCTACCGGACTGTATTGTGACTGATACTGGAGGCTGGTGCGCCCGGTCGGATTCGGACCGACGATCCCTGATTTAGAGGCAGGAGCTTTAGCCCACTAAGCTACGGGCGCATGTCCTTAGTATACAGTCTGTCAAACATTTTCGTCCATTTCCTCGAACTGCTTTTTCAGCTTGAGATACAACTCCTTGTCGCGTTCCGCATTCGCCTTCTTTTTCTTCTTAGCGGCTTCCGCTGCCTTTTCCGCCTTTTCCTTGGCTTCCTTCTGCTTCGCCTCGAAGTAGCGGTCGAGGCGCTTCTGTACTTCCCTCGCAATCGCATCGTCGAGCGCGTCGTCCTCAAGCCCGAGCAGGTACGACGGGAAGCTTTGCTCGTATGTCACGTACTCTGGGTGGCAGTGGCAGGCGTCGTTGTACTCGTACGAGAGTGTGAACTGGCTCTCGTCGAACGACTCCAGCTTTTCGAAGCTCCCGTGCGTTCGGATTCCGGGAAGGTTCGCGATCTTGAGCCGCTGAAGCTCCCTTCCGAGGGCTTGGTTATATTGGTCCGCGACCGCGAACGTCTGCTGGTGAATCCACTCGTATGTCTCTGCCGCTTCCTTAACGTCCTATGTCATCTCAGTTCTCCTTTGTCTTAGTTTTTGGACTTCCTCGATCAGGCTGCGTATGAATGAGCACAATTCGGGGTTGTCCGTTCCTCCGTAGTATTCCCCGTCCACGTAGAACTTGTCCTGGTTGCAATGCCCGGAACAATGGCAGGGAACATGCTCCCAGCCGTACTTGGTGCCGTCAATCTCGATCTCCAGCATTGTCATCATCCTCGGCGCAGTAGCCGCAGTGCGGGCACGTGACGCCGTATAGAATTCCCCAACAGAACTGCTTGCCGCACTTTTCGCAGCACAGAACGTGAGAGCCGGGGTTTAAGCTCCCGCAGCAGCAAACTCTTTTCGCGCCGTCCACAAACTCCGCTTTCGGGCAGCGAGCACAGAATCTCCGGCATTTCCATTCGTCAGTCGCAGGCAGCCAATGGCCCCATTCGTGGAGACCTAACAGGCATTTGACTGCGCTCATCAATTCGCTCATGAGACGTCTCCCTCGGGGTCGCCCTTCCTGCGGATGCCCCAGCCGCCGCGCCAATACACATCTAAGGTGTCGTCCCACATCGCCTCGCGACGGTCGTTCCAACTGGGCCAGACCTCGTATTCCTTCCCGCCGATCCCGAGGAAACCGCCCGTCTTCTCCTTCTTTGGCGGCAGGTCCTTCACTGGGTCTTGGGGCTGAGGCCGAGCTTCTTGTAGGCGTATTCCGAAGCGCCTTGGCAGGCGTCGCTGTTATCCGGGCGAATCCTATCCGCCTGCTTCTTTACCCACTCGTGGAAAGCCCCCATATCGACCCTCAGTTCCACGTCGCGGGCAGCTTGCCGGGTAACATCGTCGGACTTGCGGTAGCAGTCGGCGGTCGCACCGCTGAAATCCCCGTAGTCAATCTCGGCGTCGGGGTTGTCCCACAGCACATCGGTGATGCTCAGCGGCGAGATCACGACCTTGTGCCCGCTGGAGACATACCTGCCGCCCACGATGTCGTAATAGGGCTTCTTCGCGGGGTCGCGAATCAGCAGTTGCAGCCGCCCGTCCCAGTACGCAGGCTCGGCCGTCACGGTGAAGATGTCGATGTTATCGACGCAGACCTCAAGCTCGCCGCTCGGGTCCGCCTCTTGCAATTCTTGGATCAGGTCCTTAGTTTTCATTGCACTGCTCCTTCGTATTTAGACTTTAGTTCGAGGTAGCGCTGGCGCTCGGCTTCCTCCGCCTCACGCTGCTCCTCGGCTTCCTTTGCTGACACACGCTCAAGGCGCTTGCGCTCGTGCTCGTCGTACGCCTTTTTCTGCGCTTCGATCCAGTCGTCGATGTTGTCGAGCCAGTCGTAGGGGATGACGATGGATAGGTAGTCGTATTCGCCACCGCCGCAATACTTGCGACCCCTGAGAGTGATACTGTTTTCCCCGAACTCGTAGCCGTCGTCGTCGGATGCCCTAAACTCGTAGCCAGTGCGTGGAACCCACTTGGGTTCGTGGTCTTCGTAGATTTCCTCCCGCAGAAGTCCGGCGTTTTGGGCTTTCGCGAAGGCTTCCCGCATGATCTCGTGGAACTGCCCCTGCAACTGCTGAAGCTGCTTGCCCATCTCCCTAATCATCATTGTAGCTCTCCTATCAAGACAGAATTTGCTTGCGTTGGCACTACAGGATTTGCTTGCGTTGGCTCAGGTTCCCGCCAGAGGCGGTAATTCGATAATATTTGACGCTGGTGCTGTTCGAGCGGGACGGTGGCCACGGCGGACAGGCCCATGTTGAAGTCCGGCTCGTAGAACACCTGATGACCGATGTCCTTGGAACGGAGCTTCTCGATGGCGCGGAAGAGCGCCTGCTTGTCGGGTACGCCGATGACTATGCACGACGGGATTTCGTCTATGTCTAGGTCTTGGGGTTGCAAACGGCGGGCAACTTCGAAGGTCGCGTGGTTGGACTGAACGACCTGTTGTGCGAGGGGGATGTCTGTCCTTACGAAAACGTAAAAATAGGGGTGCTGAACCTATGCCATGGTTTTTGAGCCTCCTAGCTCAATACTGCTATACGGTCTGAAAGTTCGAAAAGTATGGAGAACAGCCAGTGCCGATCCCGGCCCGAAGACCAATTGCTCTGTCCTCAGTCCAGTTGGCTTTCACCAACCCCTCCGGCTTGCCCTCCAATATCAAGCATATTGTCTCACGAAATTTCCGGCCTGTCAAGGTCTATCTTCCGTCAGGGAACGACATAGCACCGCGTCGTAGTGCTCGGTGCAGAGCCACACTTGGTTGAACTTGATGGGGGCGGGTTCGTCGCAAAAGATCGGGTCGCCGTCTTCGCCCGGCTCCGTGTGGAAGTCCACGATATATTGGCAGCTATGCGCCATCTTGTTTCTTACACGTCGCATCCATAATTTCGGGCGGCAAGTACATTGCACATTTGTGGGTTTCTAGGCAACGCCTGCACGTGTAACGTTTTAGGCCGCAATAGCCCGTTGGGTTGTGGTAGCAATCCTCAGTGATCCAGTCATGTTTTCGTAGTACAGTCCTGTTCCCGAAACGCCGAACGCCGTGGCGCTTTCCGATGTTGGTTTTAGCCATTAAAGTTATGCCTTAGTAGGCACAGACCATTCCAAGACCACATCGTCCGGTTCGAGCGGCTGCGTCCACCTCCAAGAATTGTCGTTGGTGATAATCCGCTCATAGCCGTTGATTTCCATGTTGCTGACTAGGATGCGGTCATCCTTCGTGGCTCTTGCCTTCACCTGCTCCAGCGTCTCGACCTTTCCCCCGAGGTAGTACATGGGGCTTGTCGCCGTCACCTTGGAATCCAAGTCCTCATAGCCCCGCGAGCGCGTCGTGAAGCGGAAGCCGTAGGGTGTAGCGCCGTATCGCTCCGTGATCTCGGTCGCCATAGCCTTGGCTGCCTCTACGTCCCAGGAGTCAATCGGCTTCGTGGTGTCCTCCGCCACGAACGTGCCCGGACTGAAAAACGTCACGAAATGCTTTTTCATATGTTCTCCTCTGAAACTCTAATACTCGAATACTCGCCGTCCTGCCCGTCGCCGGTTTCCTTATTAGAAACAAAAAACCCCGCTTGCGCGGGGTCGTCTGTCGTGTTGAGGTTCGTTCCCACGGGGAACGTGCAGGCCGTTTTTCAGGCGGCTGCTGCAAAAGCCATTGCCTTTGGGGCAGTGACGTTTATGGTTTTGCTCATTTACGGAAGTTTGCTCTCCGGCTCGCGTGCAACTCTCATCGACCAAATGTCGAAACCAGTTCACCCACATGGTTTTGTGGGGAAATGATGGTGTAGGTGGGGGGATTTGAACCCCCGTCCATCTGGCGACCTAAGCACCCAACTCCCCTTGCGGGGTTGTTACGAGCGTGTACATATATTACTTGAAAAGCCAGAAATGTCAAGTGATTGTTTCAGGGTTTGCGGCGATAAGCACTTTGGAACTTGCGCTCTTCCTTGATCATGTCCCGCACTTCATCGTAAACCTGGCCCTTTGGGTCTAGGCCGAGTTCCTCGATCCACGCGGCCAGCTTCTTGCGGCGGTAGGTGTCCGCCCTGGTCGCGGCAGTCGGGCGCAGACCGGGAAACTGCCTGTGGGGTTCCCAAGGCGGCTCCCCCTTTTCCCGGCGCTGCTGTTCGAACGACTTGTCGCTGAAGAACCCCTCTGGCAGGTCCTCGTCCGTGATCTCGACGGGTTTCTCCTCGGCGGTCTTCGAGCCGCCCTCCAGAAGCTCGATCTCGTTCTCAAGCTCAATCCTGCGAAGTTTCGGGTTCTGCCACTCGTTGAGATAACCCTCATCTTGTACCAGCGCGAACGCGATCTGCCGCGCCCGCTCGCGGTATATGGGCGGCACCGGGGAACCGTGGGTCACGAGGAATACGATGACGCCGAGATAGTGCTGGTCGTCATCTGCGCCTGTAGGTTCCATATCAAGCTCATCCAGCAAGGTCTGAAGCTCGCTGTCTGGCACAGGCTCGTCGAAGCCCTCTCCCTCGTCGCCCTTCGGGCGGTGGCTGTCGAGAATGTCGTGCACTTGGTCGCTGTCGTAGGAGCGGTCGCCCCACTGCCCGGCGAACTTGCCCTGGCTCCGCGCCGCCCACGCCGACTCCTGCTCGACGCTGGCGACGTACTTCGACGGGTGCAGTTCGCGCTCGCCCTTGACCTGCCTCGGGTCGTGCGTCTCCGCCCACATCGCCCACAAGCCCTTCCGCGCCCTGATCTGGTCGGCAAACTCCGCCTTGACGATCTCCTCGGCGACGTGCATCTCCGGCTCGGTCGGAAACTGGAACACGGAGAACTCGTCCTCCTCGTAGTGCGTGACGTCGAAGTCCTTCATCCCGGCCTTGGCGAGGTGGAACGCCACGGGACCGGCGGCCTTTGTGGGCACCGTGAAGCTGAAGCGCGGCGGCTTGCCGGCCAGCTTTTTTGCGGTGCGCCAGCGCCCCACTATACCTATGCCGACAGACCTCAGGAACTCGTCGTCTTTCCTCTTCGCTTCCTCAGGGCTTAGCTGGGGCGGCTCCTCTTCCTTCGGCTCGACGATGCTCTTCAGGGTCTCGGCGTCGGTCCACTTGGCGCTGCGGGTACCGTCCTCGGTGACGACCTGGTAGTACGGCTCCTCGGTGTCCCTGTCCACGTCGATCTTGACCTTGACGCCGCTGCGCGGGCTGCGCCACACCTCTTCCGTCGCGCCGGATGGGTGGAAGCCGTTGGCGTTTAGAATCTCGCGCCAGTCGTCGTCCGGGAACTTGCCCATGTCGCCCTTCTTCAGCAGGTCTGCCATAGAACCCTCACCAAAGGGAGAGGAAAACGACTATTTAATGGGGTTTGCTGAACATCGGGCGTTCCAGTTGGCCCCTGTCGATTTTCTCCTCGATGATGTCGGCGTACTCGCGGAGAAGCCGGACAAACTCGTGCCCCTTTTCGGTAACATTGCCTATGACGAGGATCGACGGGGGGTCGGCGCTCATCATCACGCCCGCGAAGGCGAAGCCGTATTTTGAGGCGAGCAGGGTGAAGTTCTGGTACGCGATAAGCAGGTCGTCCGGTTGTTGTGTCATACTGCTATCTTAGCAAATTTGGCCGGACTATATCAACAAGTCTGCGGCGGAATCTTTGGCGGAGTGCCTGAGCCGGGCGTCCCGCCACCGGGATTATTGCCCGAGGGCTGAAACCCGAGAGCCTTGGGACCGTCCTTGATCACGTTAGGCCAGTTCTTGAAGAGCGGGAACCCGAGGTAGTAGTTTCCCGCGAACGCGATCCAGTACCCGCGCAGCGGGTCGAAGCCCGCGTCGAGCATGGTCACCCTGCCCGTCGCGATAGGGGGAACCGGGGGCGGGATCGGGAGGCCGGGATACCTGTTGTACAGGGCGGGCGTCGCCGCGTAGGGCGGGCGGTCAAGCTGCGCGGCGGGGATGGAAGCGCCGAACCACGGCCTGAGGAAAAGCCGGAAGCCGTCCTGCCGCGTGAGTTGGCCGATGTCGTACCAAATCATATACAGCGAGTTGCCGAACAGCACGGTGGTCTGGGTTTTCGCCCAGATCGTGGTGACGGACAGCATGGCGCGGAGGCCCGAGTCCCACGGGATGCCCGAGACCGGGAGCACCTCTTGCGGCTGAGGCTGGCTAAGCTGCAACGCGAATATGTTTTCGCCCATTATTGTACCAGGTGGATGGCCTGAGTCTCGCACACCGGCTCGCAAGCCCCGCAGTCAATGCAGTCCTCATTGACGCAGAACGATCCATCATCCTTTTTTATGATAGCCGCGACCGGGCAAGCCTCGACGCAGTCGCCGTCCCTCTTGCATTTCTCTTGGTCGATTTCGTACATCAGCTTTCACTCTTCGTCATAAGCCTTCATCGGACAGTCAAACTTGTGCGGAAACGGCTTCTCGCGGATCGAGGCTATTCTGCCGCACTTGCCGCACTTGAATGCAAGACCTTCTTCGCCGTCCACCATTTCGTAGGCGAAGCCCATCATTACATCCTGGTCCCCGCGCTTGATCTCGGCGATCTCTTCCGGGGTAAGCTCGTCGTTTTCGTCGTCGAAGTCGCACTCGTCTTCAAAATCCTCGAAATCGCTTGCCATAGGACACCCTCAAAAGGAACGTATATCAAAGCGGTCGTAGTGCGCCGCGCAGTACCACAGCCTGCCTTTGTCATCGGCGAGAGGGTGACGGCGGTAGTTTATGACGTAGTCCACGGCTGGCTCGCCGCAAGCTTCCCATTCGCCGCCAGGCAACTCTATGCGCCAGACGCACGCTTCCATATTTTACGCCCACCCCGTGCCGCCGCAAGCTTCGCAGCCCTTGCCGCCGCACTCCTTGCAGCGCAGCATCTTCTCAAGCTCCGGGTGCTTCTCCGCGATCTGGGCGTCCTTCTTGGCGCGGCTTTCGTAGAACGCCTTGAAGAAAGTCTGGCCAGCAGGCGTCTGCTTGAAGCCCGCCTTGAAGCTGAGCAGAAACGCCGTCCAAAACTTGCTGAGGTACCAGTCCCAAAGCATCTTGAGCGGAAACACCACGGCCGCGCCGATGCCAGCCCAGACCCAATGTGACCAGTGCCCGCTCATATCTCAGAAACTCTCCTTGAATGCTAGCAACGGAGTAATACTATTAAGAGAGACAGCTAGTTCAACCGCCTCCCAGATTTCGTGTGGAACTGCCACATATTTTCTCTGATTATGCGATTGAACAGATTTGGTTGCCCATCGGCAATTCTTCGGTTCATAATTTCCATTGACTTGCTTTCTGTCAATAGAAAATGTCTCACCAGGTTTCGGCCCCAAGTCAGCGAAAAAATTTTGAAAGGAGCCACCTTTCTCTGGATTCCAACGGTCGCAGACTGTGATGCCACGCCCGCCGTAACCCGAATAATGTGAATCGTTGGAATTAAAGCATCTCTGAAGAAGCCCTTCCCATGCGCGATATTCTGAACTTGGCTTTCCTCCAATTGCGTGCCCATGTTTAAGGTTGGCTTGACCCATTCGTTGACTGTTTTCACGGAGTAAACATTTGCAACTTAAAGTTCGACCGTCTTTAAGATGACAAGCACTTTTGGTGACTACGTTTCCGCAATCACAAAGACATAACCATAGTGCATTTCCGTGCTTATCCGAACCTTCTCGATTTTGAACGAGAAGGCGACCGAATCTTTGACCCGTTAAATCTGATGATCGCATATACCCTCACTATATAATACTTTCAAAGTAGGTATATTGTGAGGGTCAGAATGATAAAATCCAAGAAAAAATTATATCAACTCCGGCAGGCAAGATGAGCGGCGGTAAAGTCTTATAATTCACTAAGATAACCGAGTCCGCCGGGCCGGGAGGCGTGGCGCTTGGATTGAAGAACGGCGCGGTCACCATGTTCGTCGGCTGCCCGCCAGCGCCGACCAGCGTTCCGCCGCCAATCAATCCCATCTCGCGGATGCTCTGAGTGATGTTGTCGGTGGTGGCGTTGACCGTGGTCTGGAAGTCCACCATCGTGCTGAACTGATTGACTGGGTTGAAATTGGCGTCCACGAAGTTGATCTGCGAAAGCGGCTTGCGCAAGAACTGAGAGATAAGCGCCGTTTGGACGGGGGAGGGGTCAGGCTGCGTCTCGGGTGCCCAGCTTGGGGAGCCAGCGCCTAGCGCCAAGCCCCACACGCCGTACAGCGGGTCCGCGCTGACGCCCGCCTGCCCGAGGGTATAGGGCACGGCGGGGGAATTCGGCAAAGCGTTCGCACAAAGTCTTGAAAATAAAAATTTCACGACGTTCACGATGATGTTGTGACCCGTCCAGAGCATCTCGCCGTTGTCCGCCCGCATGACGCGGATGTTGATCCTGGCGGGCTTCATGTCCACGATGTCCGTGCCAAGCTGTATTTTCCTGATTTCATTCATAAATTCGCCTCTTAAATGGCTCCCTTAGCCTCAATACCAGATTCCACAGGCTTTGCCTCGGTGAAGTCCTTGTCCGTGATGGCGCGGAAGCCGACGCGCTGCACGCGGCCGTCGCTGCGCAGGTGGTACACCTGCCAGTTGCCGTCGTCCAGCTTGACACCATAGCGGTGGATGAAGTAGTTCGGGATGATGATAACGTTCTTGCCCTCGAACGTCCCGTAGTAGCCCACGCGGTCGATCACCATCTTGCCCTCGAAGATCGGCTTCCCGGCGAGGCCGTCGCGGATCAGGCGCTTCTGGAGCTTGTCGAGCGGCACGAGGTCGTCGTATGTCTTCTCCGGCTTCTTGTAGACCATCTTGCCGTCTTCGCTCTTGTGCCAGACCTGGTCCGGTCGGATCGAGTCCTTGCGCACCTGCGTGTTCGGCTGCGGGGCTTCCGGCTCGGCGGCTTCCTTGACTTCATCCTTCGGAGCCTCCTTCATGTCCTTTGGCTGCTCAAGAATCTCCTGCGGGATCATCGTCCACTTGAAGCGATTGCGCGGCACGGGGAAGTTCAGCAGCCGCATCTTGCGGAACGTCGGGCGTCCGGGGAAAATCTGCGAGCGCCCGTCGGGGAACTTGGCGATCCAGTCCTGCGGACCGTGGTACAGCGCCATATCGCCGCCCGCGACCGCCTCGGGCTGGTACGTCATGCCTTCCACGGAAATCGCACGCGGGATGCCGTTGAGCGGGGCGGCCTTCATCTCCTGCTCGTTCACGAAACTCACGGGCGCGGTGAAGTCCACGTTGCCCTTCTTGAGCGCCTTGAGAAGCTGGTTCTTGAACTGTTTTCCCGTGCCTATCGGGATCGTCCCCGTGGCGCGGCCAAGCTGGTCGTACACGATCACGAACATCGGCTTCGGTTGCTGCCTGAGCGAGCGGTTGCGGTACTGCCTGATCACGCGGGCGGTGTCGCTCGGCTTCGTCTTCTGCTTCGGCGAGTACGTAAGCTCGATGTGGCGGATTTTTGGCTCGCGCTTGATCTTCTTCGCAGACCCGGTCACCACGTGCTCCTGCGTCGCGTTGATGAAGTCCATCGGAATCTCGAACGTGCCCTCGTAAATTTGAACGGTTGGGTCTTGTCCTATGGAGTCCTGCTCCTTCGCCGTGTCCGCCTCGGTACTCATGCCCTTGAACGCGGACAGCACAGTCTGGTACATCTTGACAATCACAGGCTCCTCATACTGTTGCGCGAGCATGAACGCGGCGACCTCGTCGCACAGTACGTTGATAGCCTCGGCGATAAGCTCGGACATGGCGCGAGGCCCGCCCTCGGCGAGCGGCAGGTTCATCGAAAACACAGTAAAATTGGGAATTCCGAGGTCAAGATTTAGAGATACTCTTGGATGTGCGTCTCGGATTATGGCTATTTCCAAGATACCGTGTGGCGGTGAGACATAAGAATGTTTTTCCATACTTACACTTTCAAAAGCTGGCAGAACTCACACTTTGGACTGATGACTGCTCGATCTCGATGATAACGGTTATGCCCGCTCAGTCGCCCATAATAACTTGCCATTAGCTTAACTTCTTCAGCGTGATGTTTTCCAAACATAGGATTTTTTGCGCCCAGCGTTCTAACTGATAATGCTCGGTGCCGATCTTTAGACGAATTAGCCCAAGATTGTTTGCTTCCCTCTCCGACTCTTTGACGATGTTGAGTTGAAAGCTTTCGACCCGTCATTTTTCTTCGCTGTTTTAGCTTTTGCTCCTCACTAGCACGTACTCCTAATCGACTTCTTGCTCGCGGGCATATGTTGTATCCGACTTTTCTATCAAAGGATTTGATTTGATCAAGCCAAACTTGTTCATGAGGTATCAACAAAGCATAATCCGGCACCTTTTCTACTACTTCAAAAGAAAAAGCAGATTCCCCATATTTATTCCAAGCTCGTTGCAAATAGGGATTTTCATGAACACCTCGCTGAAGAGACGATGAATGATCCTGCCATCGTCTCTTAATGTCCACGGCTGAGCCGATGTACACCTTGCCGTTGACGCCATTCTTGATGGCGTAAATGCCGCTGACTCCGTAGTTTAAGTCTAAGTGTCTCATGCTATTAGTATAACCCAAAAATGAACAACTCGTCGCCGCCCGAGATTTCCCAGCACAAATCCAACCTCGGCGCGACGAGACCGTACAGGTGGTTCGGGTCCACGTTGCCGACCTCGCCTGTTGGAGGCGGGGGCGTGCTCCCGGTGCCCATGTTCAAAATCTGCACCCAGCCGGTCGGGGCGCTGAAGGTGTTCTTGCCGATGTTGCGCCACATGACGGTGCCGTCCGTAGTGCCGCCGTTCGCCGACTGGCTCCAAGATGGCGCAGGCGACGCCTGCGACACCCCGGCGTTCAGCGCAAGCTGCTGGTTGCCGTTCGAGTCAACGACGATCTGGCCTTGGAACACGGTGCCGCCCGGTACCCAGCTTGACCCGATGCCAACACCGGACACTGCGATGGGCGGTTGCCCGAGGACATACGCGCCATTGCTGAGGTAGTAGGCGGACTGGAGGGTCGGCGAGAGCATGCCAGCGTTCGCTTGGACGCTCGGCGATTGGAGCGCCGCGACGGCGGCGTTCGCGATCTGGAACGTGGACACCTCGGCTGTGCCGGCCGCCGACACAACATTGATGTTCGGGGAGGTGAAATTCGCCGTGAATGCTATAGGCGTGGTCGAGAGGACGACCAATGTCTGACCGTTCAGGGATGGGATGCCGGTGTTGGCGAATGTCACCAGCATACCGGGGGCGAAGCTGTTCGGGGAAGTGACGGTGAGGACGTTCGCGCTGACTTGCAGCGCGAGCACGTTGGCGACAAGGTTGTACACGTCGTGGATCGGGGCGGTGACGTTGAGCGGCGGCGCACTGAACCCTTGAATAGTGACATATTCGCCCTCGTGGAGGAACTGCGTCGTCGGCACGTAGGTGTACGTGGCGTTCTTCCCGTCCGACATGCCGTTGATGATGTTGACGAACACCGTGGGGAGCGCCTGCCACTGCGGGGGCGTAAGCTGCGCGGAGAGCCTCCTGCCGTATGCGGCGACGGTCGTCTTCGGGTTCGCGGGGTCGAGCGGGATCGGGGTGCCCTTGCTGTCCTTCGCCACGGTGCCGTCCGGGTTGAGCTTGAAGTTGGAGAGCGGCGCGATCCACAGCATCGGATTGAGAAACGGCGGCGGCTCGATCTGCTTCACGAATATGCGCAGTGTGTCGGTTATGCCCGAGGGCACGGTCTCGCAGGGCACGCAGCAGAGGTTGGTGTAAAGCTGCTGGTACAGGGCGCTCCACGTGGGATTGAGGGCTTGGAACTGCACGGTCGTGATGTCGGCCGGCAGACCGAACGTCGCCGTTCCTGTGGTTTCTGCCTGCGTCGGGTAGTTCGAGTGGGCGAAGCTTGCCGTGAATGTGCTGCCGGACACGCTGGTCACCGTGAGGGGCACGCCGTTCAGGAACGTCGATACCCCGAGGTTGACGAGCTTGACGACCGTGCCTGCCGATAGCGGGACGGCGAAGCTGAGGTTCACCGTGAGAACATTGAACGTTACGGAGGTGCTCACCACTGCCGGGGAGACGCCCGTCCACGTAATCTGATTGTCGGCTGTGGTCGTGCCGATTAGATTGCCGTGGATGTCCAACGTCGCGCCCACAGTGCTCCAGGTCGGCTGCAAGGCCCCACTGGTGTTCGGGAACGCGCCTATGCTGGTGGCGATCTGGAAATTCCCGTTGGAGTCGCGGAGCAAGCTGTCCAAAGGAAACATGGTGGTCTTTTGCCAGTACTGCGCGGGGTTGATCTCCGTGTACCCCGTGAACTGGAAAAACGCCTGCTCGTCCGTTGGAAGCTGGACGAACTGCTGCTGCGTCACGTTCTGCGGCGCGAGGATGCACTGCAAGTCCTCGCCCTCGCCGAAGATAGTCGTGAACTCCAGCCCGACGTGCGCTGGCTTGGCGAGCGCGATGGCGTTGTAGAGGCTGTGAACGATGGCCTGAAGCTGGAACAGCGAGGTGACCGTGGTCAGGGGGTTCGACCCAGTACCCCCAACCTGCACGGACACGCTGATTGCGTTGCGGTCGGACTGGTCGTAAACGCCGTTCCCGATCAGTTTGTAAAGCTCGACCACGTTGATGGAGATTCCCGTGTACGCAAAAATAACGTCGTGGATCGCCTTGACGGTCGTCCCCTCCAGGTACGCGGAGATAAGCTCGACAAGCATTTGCTTATACTGCGTGTCGAACTGCCCCAGCGAGGGCCAGTTCGAGGAGATGTACAGCGGTGCTGCCCAGCGGCGGCGTATGTCGGGGGGCGTCAGCAGGCTCGGGTCCTTGTTGACGAGGTCGTACGAGTAGTCGTAGTCGAGCTTCGCAAGCTCGATTGCAAGCGCCCTGACGAAGTTCCCCCAGATTGACTGATCATTCCTGGTTGAATAAAAATCAGCCACAGCTTGCAGTAAAGAATTCAGCCTAGCATCTTCGTATCTCAACAAGTCTTCGCGACTGCGGAGATAGAGCAGGTCTGGGTTGTTGTTGAGCGGGTTAGCCATTAGACACCGCCCTTTTTGCTAGTCGGCATTCAACCATATGACGGATGTGTTCCGCAGAAACACCACGTTTCTTGGCGGCTTCGCTCATGCGCTTCTTAGTGTCTTCGGTGCGCTTCTTGCCTTTCAAAGCGGCAGAACGTTTTTGTAGTGTTTCTACAGACGGGTACCTGCCAGTAAGAGCCTCGCTCATTTTTCGACGCGATTCTTCTGTATGTCTCTTACCAAAGAACGGATTTTTGTCGCCAGAAATAGAGACGCTTACTGACTGGCTAATTTTTTCTTTTGTCTCTTCGGAAAGATGCCTACCGAGCATCCAACGTGGGCTTGCCAAGCTTCTCATGCGTCGTTCTTCTTCGGATTGTTTGCGGCCGAGGCAGTTTGTATTCCCAATCATGGCTTTAGATCGTTTAGCGACGTGTTCAGGAGATTGCTTAGTGCCCAGCTTGGCGGCGCTCATTTTGGCTCTGTCTTCCGAAGAACGTTTTTTACCGCTCCAGTAATCAGCCCCCTCCCCCCCTGAAGTCAAGTTATAGCCGAATTGACAATCATTGGCTCTGTGCTTGGCGATATAGTATTTTTCCTGAGTAGAAAGGTCTTCTCTGGAAGTTGCATAACCAGACAACATACAAACTTCAAAAGCGTCCTTACCGTACATTCGTATGGCGTTGTACAGATATGGGCAGTAGTTTTTGCCCGCAAGGGCGAACTTGAAGTGCTCGTTTTCTCGCAACCCGAAGCGGCGAAAGCTCTTGCCAACGTAAATCTTACCGTCTAGCTTGTTAATGATGACGTAGATATGCATATACTTAGGGATTACGAAGTCGGATTGCTAACATAATTGATGGTGATCGTGCCGGGGGCAAGGTACTCGGTCGGCGACACCGTCACGTCCTTTGCTCCGCCCTCGTTGAAGACTTGGTATGTCACAAAAAAGCTTAATTGCGCCGGGGTGGGCACGTCGAGGGGAATCGTCAACGCGACCTTCCCGCTGTTGACCGGATCGTCCGTGCCGTAGATGTAGAACGAGCCGGGCGAGGCGTTCACGACGCCCGGAGCAACCGCAAGATGCGGCACGGCCGGGCTGTTGGTCTGGAAGTCCAACAAGGACGTGGCACGACGGAAGACCTGGCCTTGGTAGAGCAGGTCAACGATTGCGGTCGGCTCGCCCCCGGTCGGGATGGTGCTGTCGGGCAGCACCGAGTTGGTGCTGATCCACGCGTTGTTCGAGGTATTCGTCTGCGTCCATACCGTCCCGGTCGGAATGACGATGCCGATGTCATATGAGCCGTTGCTCTTCGCGCACTTGATGAGCGGAAGCTCCACGCTCTGCACGCCCGTGATCGCCTGCACTTGGCTCACAAGCTCGGACTGGTACAGCGTCGTCGAAGAGTTGTCGAGCACCACGTTGATCGCGGTGCGGATGACCGGATCGACCGTCGCGGCGTTGGCGTTTGCGTCGAGCGTGACCGTCATGGTGATGTCAACGTCGTTGGCAATCTCCGCCTTGATAAGCACGTCCGCAGCGGCCGATTTCGTCTGCGCGATGGTGTTCGCGAGAAGCTCGACGAACGTCGGGTACTGCGTGGAGACCGTGAAGGTCTCGGTCACAAAATACGACACCGACACGGTGCCGCCGTCCGGGATGCGCCCCGTCAAGATACGTGCAAGCGTGGCGGAGCCGGAGACCGGATCGACCGTCAGCGTGAAGTCGATGTTCTCCTTCATCACGACGTTCGAAACGCCGTTGTAGTACACGACCTTGATGTAGCGGCTGGCGTAGGGAATCTGGTTGCCGACGAGACCGCTCGGGTCGAACGTGGCGGAGCCGACCACATCCAGCCCCCCGTCGTTGCCGAAGTTCCCGTTCCATCCGTCGAGAATAAGCGCCAGAGGATTGAAGCTGAACGGGGGCACGGCAGGAAGATTGCTGGTATTCGCTTGGCTTGAATTGAAGACTCCGGTGCTGTAGCTTTGCGGCAGCCAGGTGTTCTGCACGAAGCCGTCGTTGTCCAGTGTGGTGGGCAGCGTCCCGCTGAGCACCTGCGACTCGCCGGAGACAAAGGACAGCCGCTCGTAGAGAACGTATTCGTTGTAGGAAACGATGACCTGCTGCCCGGCTTGTATCGCGCTCCCGGTGACGACGCCCGAAGTCAGCGTCGGGCCGGTGTTCGCAAAGTGGAACGTGGCCGTGAACTGGGTCGGCGAAGCCGTGCCGATCACGACAGTTTGTCCGTTGAGGATCGAAGCGAATGTGGGATCGACAATTCCGCTAAGCTGCACAGTTGCACCCACGCCAAAGTCATTGGGCACGGTCACAGTCAGGACATTGTTCACGATCTGAAGCTGCGTCAGCGTCACGGATGACGTGAGCGGCTGGATGCCATACTCGCGGTACGGGCCGTAGGCGACGATGCTGTAGTCCGTGCCAAACTGGTAGAGAGTGGACAGGTCGAGGCTTCTCACGCTCAACACGTTCAGCGGAACCCCGTTCGGGCCGAGGGGCTGGTTCATGCCGATGTCGATGAGCGTCGGCGCGGTCAGCGGGCCGATAGTGACGGTGGACTGGGTCGGTGCGCTGGTCAACAAGACCTGCACGATGTCACCCGCGTCGTTCGACCCCCCGTACAGGAGGAAATCGGATGTGTGAATCAGGGTCACGTCGCTGCTGGGCAGGACGCCCGATTCGGTGGCCGACCCCGTGACGGAATAGACCTGAAGCACGGGCTGGAGCGCAGGGACATGCAAGAACGGCGACGCCAGCCTCATGAAGAGCGCAAAAGAATACGTGCCGGTTGAAGCGCCGGACAGCGCGGCAAGGGCAGCTTGGTTGGTCGCCGGAACGCCATTGAGCAGGAGGGGGACTTTCGCCTGCGTGACCGAGTTGCCGACATACTGGTAGGCGATGTCCCCGTTATTGAGGATAATCTGTCCCGTCGTGACGTTGAACTGGGCGCGGTCGAGGGACAGGTAGAAGCTGTTGGACGAGCGGCTTACGAAAAGTTCCACGCCGTCGTATGGCGGGAAAGCCAAGGTGTTGTAGTTCGCTATCTGGAACGTGTTGCTGCCGATATATGCCAGCGTTGAGTATGTGTTGGTGGTTCCGTACACGCCGTTGTTGGCGTATGAGAATGGGACGAATTCGTCCTGTTGCGAGAAGGTCGTACCCCTCGCGTAAATGTCAACCGCGCCGAATACGTGCTTTAGGCGGGTGGGGTCCCAGTCGCGCAGCATATAAAGGTCGCCCGCCGCGACAACTTGCGCGGAGATGACGCCGGGCGTGCTGAGGGCGGTGACGAGGTAACCGTTGGCGGAACTGCTGTCATTGCCCGTGAACTTACGAGCTTGGATGCGGGCGGCGAATGCGGAGTTCGATTCCTGGTCCTGACCAAACTGAGCGCCCACGAGGTTCGTGACGTTGATCCCGGAGGGGACGCCGCTCACCGTTTGCCTGATGGTACCTGCGCCGACATTGCCCACGGAGCCGGGCTGCGTGCATTGGGCTGGCACGCTGACGCCCCACCATCCCGCGTTCGAATTGAAGAACGAAGCGAGGTTGGCGATGTTGATGGTGCCCTGACCTTGCGTGGTGAACACTAGCGCCGACGTTGCGCTGTCGGGAACCGTGGACACTGTCGCGCCCTCCGGTATCGTGATACTGGACGTCGGCTGCTGGTACGTGTAGAAGGTCAGCACCACTGTCGCCTGCTCCGAGCCGAGGCGGGTCAGCCCCGCGCCCTCGCCGAGGAGGTCGAACTGCTCATTGATAAGGTTCTGCGTATTCTGCGGCGACAGACCGTAGGCGCGTGCGATCTGCTGCTTGTACGGGCTGGACTGGAACGGGTCTGACAGACCGTTACCGCTTGCATTGTCAACCTGCGAGATGGCCGAGATCGAAGTGGACACGCGTGCGAACCATTCTCGAACGGACATGTTCGCGGCTTCGATGGAAAACGGGTCGATGAAGATGTCGCGAATCTCGGAGCGCGGCGACAGGTCGAGGTTCGGAAGCTGCTTGTTGATCTGCGCGATGAGGCGTCCCGCGATGTCTTCCTTGCGTTGGAGCACCGGGAAGTCGGTCGGATTTGCAACCTGAAGGTTGACGTAACCACAAAGCAGCGGACCATTCTCGACAGACTCATACACAATGTTTGTAGTCGGGTCTTGGATAACCGTCGAAAACATCGCGTAAAACGTGGTTGCATTGATAGTGGAGAACGGGATGTCTACCGTGCTATAGTTCGTCAGCATCGAGGTGTTCGCCGTCGATGTCGTGCTGGTCGAGATGACGCTGGTGGCTATGCCATTGTCTCCGATGGAAGCGAACCCGATGTCGCTAGGGTTGCTGTAGTTCGCGTGTGTGAAAGCTGCCGTGAAGTAGAACGGACTGGCTGTCGCCACGACCAAGACCTGGCCGTTCAGGAAAGGCTCGGCAGTGCCGCTGATGACGACCTGTTGACCGATGGTATAGCTGTTTGTCGCTGTCACCGTGAGGATGTTACCCGAGACTTGAGTCGCGGTGATCGAGTTACCATAATTTTCGGCAGTAAACAGCGACGTAAACCCGGACGGGGTCGCTGCCAGGATTGTCAAGCTCTCGCCGTTCAGGAAAGTCGCGTTGACTAGGCTTTCGACATTCACCACCATGCCAGGAACGAAGCTATTCCGCGCTGTGATGGTAGCGAGGTTGTTTGCAAGCACAACATTCGAGATGATCGCAGTCGGCACGTTGACCGATGTGTTCGAGGACGACGTGATGACCGTCTCGGCAGAACTGGAGATCGCGGTCACGAGGTCTCCATACTGCGTGAACGGCGGGTTCACGCCAGCCGAGTCGGTGGAAATCTGCACCCTGACGCCGATGAAACCTGGATAGTCCGGGGTCACCCATTGCAGAGTGCAGTTACTTTGGTCTTTCAGCGCGGAGATGCCGGACGGCGGTGCGATGGCGACCGAGAGATTGCTCTGCGCGAACAGCAGAGAGAATCTGATCGTGGGGGTTACCGCCTGCGACCCGATGTTAGCCCACACAAGCTGGTTGTCCAGCGTGGCCGCCTGCACCGTTCCCGAATCGGAAGCGGCGGCATAGTTCGCCTGGGTGATCGGAGCGGTGAATTCTGTCGGGTCTGCGAAAGACACCGTGACGACCTGACCGTTCAGGAACGAGGCGTTGACGAAGCCCGTGAGATACACGGACTGTCCCGTGGAAAAACTATTGGCGCAATTTACCGTGAGGAGATTGCCCGATATGCTGACGCTCGTGCCGACAGTCGGCGACAGCCTGCTCCACCTGGGCTGCGGCACCGCGCTGCCCGTGTCCGCGCTGTTCGTGTAGTTGTTGGCAACGAGCGTCGCCGTAAAGCCAATTTGGTTCCCGCCTGAGGTGATAAGTGCAGCTACCAGCACAGTCTGACCGTTGAGCGCGGCTTCAGCCGTTCCCGTAAGGACAACCGGCTGCCCCACGGCAAAAGTGTTGGAGCACGTCACGGTGAGGACGTTGCCGACGACAGACGTGGCTGTGATCACCGACCCCGTCGAAGAGGACGTCCCAGACCCGGTGGATTGCACCACGACTTCCACGTTGCCGTTCGGGTCGGCGAACCTCTCGCTCATAGAATAGTTGGTGCCCGGCTCCCACATGGATGCTGGGTCATAATTGCGTCCGATGATCGTGACATTGGTCTCCAGCACCGAGGGGGCCAGCGGAATGGACTGGGCAAATTGATTGTTGGCTCCGACGAGCGAGAACGTGTCGATGGCGTAGGAAGTGTTGTAGATTCCCACCTCGACTCGGGTCGTGTTCGTGTCGGCGTTGACCACGAGGGGTAGGACGGACGAGTCAATAGAAATCACGCTCGTTCCGGTCGGCAGAACCGGGATCACCAGTTGAAGGGGCGTTAATGTTGACGATGGTGCCATTAGCCGTTCATCCTAAGAGTAAATCCCAAGGGCGCGGACTGCCCGCTGTAGTTGGACACTGTCGCGCTGACCCTCACGACGGTGGGGTCTTGCTGGTCGATCACCGCCGTCACGTTCACGATGTCCTTGAGAATCTCCTGCGGGTCTAGGTTCTGCACGGTGCTTTGCGCCTGCTGCACTTTCTGCATGTTGGTCAGGGCGTTGACGACCGCCGTCTGTATGTCCGTGTCTGTGATCTGAATACCGAGTTTGCGACCAATATAGCTCTTTACGGCGCAGACGAAGGTCGGGTAGAACGGGCAGCGGGAGGTGAGAATCCATTTCAATGCCTTCTGCGCCAGCTTAGTGGTCTGCGTGACCTCCGCGAGCGGGTCGGCTCCGACGCCCAGCTTGACGTCGTTGAGATACCCCGTGGCGCTGCACTTCAGGCAGTAGTCCTGCACGGACACGTAGGAGACCTCGATCAGCGGCAGCACCAGCCTCACGGGGTTGTTGAAAACAATTTTATAAAAGATGTTGTCGGTCGTGAGGTCGATGCGGTCCGGGTCAAGAACCACCTGCCAGCCGTAAACCGGATCGCTCGAATAGACCTGCTCGCCGTGAATCCATATCTGCACCAGGGACGCGCCGTTGATCGGGGCACGCTGGTTGATGCTCGGCATGCCTGCGTAGTTGAGGGTGCGGAAGTCGTTCTGGTTGACGACATAGCGCTCGAACCACTGATGGTGGTCGCACGCGCCGATGGGAAGTTGACTCATCGGGTCGAACATCAGGATGTTGTAATCGAAGCTCATTAGCTGCTGATTTCCTTCAAATCCACAGACCCGCCTGTGCCAGCGGGGGCAGAGGTCATCTGCTCGATCTCCCACTGCGTAGGGATGTCAAGCTGGTGCACGCGAAACCTCGGCTGCGTGGTTCCTGCCGGGTAGACGTCCGTTTGGTCGTTCACTAGAACAGCTTCGTATTCCGGTTGGCTGAAATAGCCGTTTATGCGGGTGATGAGGCTCTCCACGGTGTTATCTTTATCGGTGAACTGTGTAGGGTTCATCGCTTGGTATGCCTTTTCCGCCTTATCTTCCGCCTTTTCAATGATGTTGCGGAGATAGTTCATGGCGAACACACCTTCGTCTTGTCGCTGGAACTGCTCCTTCATGTAGTCCTTGATCTGGTACGTGGCGACCATCGGAAGCTGGTCGTCGCGGTACGGGTAGTTGAAGGCTCCCTGAGAACCGGGCTTCCACGGCTCCTTCTTGAAAGTTGGAGCTAACGCCTCGTCGTTCAGCGTAGAGTAGAACTGCTCAAGCACGCCGGCCGTCTTGCGGAGCACGGCGGCACGAATCTGAAAGTGCTGCTGGAGCGCGGGGAAATTATTTTCTCGCGCCCGGACCCACGCGTTGAACGCGTTCTGCTGCGTCTTCGAGAAGTGCCCCAAAAAGTTAAACGGAGGTCCCGTGTAGCCGTATACGTACCCATTAGGACCCAGAGACGTCTGCGGGTTAGAGATTGGGTTAAACGAAACCGGCATCATGGAGTACGCCGAGGAGCTACCGCCCGAACCGGGGGGTAGGTATTGAGCGTAAGCCCCGTTTTTGTAAGTTGACCACGGGGTGAATGAGTACCCCGCCGCCTTGTATATGGCGTAAGCGGCCTGGGCGTTGGTCAGCGGGTTCATCAACTGCGCCGCCGTGTACTGCGGGTGGGCTACCAGGTTAATTTGCCAGAGACCGACCGAACCTCCCGGCGTCAAATTCAAGTCCCCGACAGCCGCAGGGTTGCCGCTGGACTCGGCCTCGGCGATTGCAGCAGCAGTGTTTATATCCGACCCTTGGAAGCCCGCTTGCTGGGCGAGTTGTCTTAGACTGTCCTGCGTCAAGTCAATCATAGGGGTTGGTCCTCGACACCTTAGGAGACGACGCCTTTCAGCCTGAAGGCTACCGTGTTTCCAGCGACATCGACGCTGCCAGACCACACCGGGCTGTAGCTCCCGGTTGCGCTCACCACCTGATAAGCCAAGGCGTCCCCTATGCCGTCTTCCGCCGACGCTTCGACACCGATCAAGATAAAGCCCGCTGGCGTGGATGGGACGGAAGTCTCTATTCCCATGTTGCTGAAGATCACATCGTTTGCGTTGCTTGTGGAAATCGTGCCTGAGGAAATCGAAGATTGCCCCCCAGAGAAGGACGTGGAAGCCGAGGCATCCACGACAGCCGGGGATAGCAACCCGGCCATTTCCGCCGCCACGGCGGCGATGACCGAATTGAAAGATATGCCGGGGAAAGTCATCGTGATCGTGCAACTTCCTCCCGTCGTCACATTGGCGTAATAGAAATCGGTGTTCCAGGTAATGCTGTTGGTAGCCCGAGTCACCAAGGTATAGGTGTTCCCCAAGTTATCGTTGATTGTCTGCCCTGACTGGCTGTAATCGAATTCGGTGACGCCGAGAATGATGGTGTCCCCGACAGCGATGGGTCTTGGGAAAGAGACAGTGAGGGTGCTCGACGTCCCGTTTGCAACAGCGCCCTTCGCGACCTGGACAGGGGTCGCGCTGTACGTTGTGACAGTTTGGAACGTGTATGTCGTCGCGCTGAAGTAGGTCGTGCTCAGACCGCTGACTGTGTCCGTTGCGCTGAAGCCGAGAAGATCGGTGTTGCCTCCGGGCTGATCAGGCGGGACGAACGTTTTAGTGAACGTGCTAAAGTACACGGTCTGTCCGCTGACCGTGCCCGCAGTCGGCCCGCTTAGCCGCGTGCCCGCCCCGATGAGCACGGCGGGCGACCCGGAAATCGTGTTCTTGTAGTAGAAGTTCATCGTCATCGGGTTGTTGTCGAATGTGTACGCGGTGCCGGTAAGCGTCACGTTGCTGCCCGTGGTGAGCGATGTCGTGTTCGGGTTGGTCGAGAACGAGTACGCCACCGGGGGCGAGAATCCCAGCCCGGTTGTCGAAACAGTCTTCGACTGATTGGAGAAGTACGTCACGGGACCGTGGATCGTGAACGCCGTGCCATTCAGGTAGTCCAAGAAGCCGGTCAGGCTCATCGTCAAGTTGAAGCTGCCGTTGGTTTCGGACACCGGCACGGTGATGGGCACGGTGTACCCCGTGAGAAAGCCAGAAGTATTGAGTTGCTGCGCGATGCTGCCCGTCGCGATGGTAGTGCCGCCGTTTGAGGTAAACGAAGCGGTCACGTTGTTGTTTGTCTTGCCGCCCGCGCCGATCTGCTGCGGGGACATCGGCTCGGTCAGCGTGACCGTGAACACGTGTTGGTTGCCGTCAGCGGGCACGCTCGTCGGCGAGACAGTGTATCCGCTGGGGTTGACCATGTAGTCCACCTCGACGCCAAACGAGATGCCTCCCGGTCCGCCCGGCGACGCCGGGGCGAACGTGTCGTAGTTTTTGTTGACGGAGTCGAACCATGCAATGTCTTCCGCCGTGACGGTAAGCTGCGTGGACGCCGCGATGCCTGCCGGGAACGGGGTGCCGCTGTACTTAAGGCTGAACTGCCCGTCACTTGCGTCATTGTACACGACGTTGAGGAGGCTCTGCGTGTTTCCGCTGAGCTTGAACACCGTAGTCGCCGCAGTCGGCTTGTCCACTGGCTGACCGTTGTAGGTCTGGAAGTTGAAGACGTGGGTCGGGTCGTTATAGATGAACAGCTTTCCGGTCGTACCCTCCAGCAGCGGGATGTACTGCTTATTCGGGTACACGATGCCGCTCACGTTGACGTTCAGAGTCATCTGATTGCCTTGAATCTGCGTGTTTGGCTGCGCGAGGCTCAACTGCAAGTTGCCCGCAGGCGTCGTCGCCGGGGGAGCGGGCTGTAAAGCGACCGGCTTGATGACGCCGCCAGACTCGCCGTTGCCGGAAGCGGGAGGGATGGCGCTCGCGCCTGCGGCGTAAGTCCACTGGAAAAACGTCTGGCTGTCAGCGTTGTTCACGAACCACGCCAGGAACGGATAGATGCCGGGGGCCGGGAAGTTGACGTACACGTAGTCCGTTGGCTGGACTTCCACAGCCGCAGTGTTGCGCGTGCCCAGCAAAGGCCACGGGCCGACTCCGGCAAGCGAGGTGCCTGTCGTCGCAGCGGAAGCAGTGCTGGGGGAAACCGGGGAACCCGTGGTGAAAGCGCCGGACACGTAGCTTGCGCCACCGCCGATATAGAGCGCCCAACTATCGTCAACGAGGAAGTAGAACGTTTCGATACCGCTCTGGGCGACTACGATCTGGCCTTGGAGAAACGTGACGAAAGAGCCGTCGCCCTGTGCGCCTTGCCCCCAGCCTAGCACCGACCCGAGAGAGGTCAGCGCGGTGCCGTCCGACTTGACGTCGTCCAGGAGCGGCGGGACGTGTTTGTATTGCCCCGAGTTTCCGTCATCTGTGGTAAGCCCGGTGATCGGAACTCCGTTTCCCACAGCGCCGTTTGTGTAGACTTGGTTGATGACGACGGTGTTCTTGCCCGTCAGAATGGGGGGAAACGCTGCTCCGACGCCGTGCCATGTGGGGTTCTCGCCGGGGTTCGCGTACCCGGCGATGGTCACGTTGCTGGCGAGGGACACAGTGCCGTTCGTTGGCTGCCATGCCACGAAGGCGCTGTTCGAGGTGTAGAGGGTGCTGGCAATGGTCGCCGTCGCGACGAGCGTGTCCTGACCGCTGTTCACGCCTGTGAAGGTGAAGCTGGTCGAGCCACTGCCCGTGGTCGGATCGACATTGACCGAAACCGTCTTGGTCTGCGGGTTGGCCCCGGTTGTCGTAATCTGTATGGTTTCAGTAGGCACTATTCGTTACCCCATCTTTTATTTGCCATGCGACGAGCTTGCTCTCTACCTTCGGGGGAAGACATCCGAAACTTTGTCTTTTGTTGCACTTTGACTATATGTTCCGCGCCCAACTTGATCCCACGTCTTGGATGCGTTCTGTGCTTTTTCCCGGCTGTATGCGTATTTCCCATCATGCGCTGCCGTGCAGCCTCTTTCCACTCATCTGTATGTGTGTAACCAACGGCATTCTTGTTACCCGGTGATGCGCCGTCGCCTCCCAGCGTCATGTTGTAGCCGTACTCTAGTTTATGGGACTGATACAGAATGATGAAGAAAGTTTCCATCGCGTTGAGTTCATCGAAAGATTTCGCTTCGTGGAGAGTATTAGTCTCGAACGCTTCAGCGCCATGCTTACGAATGGCTCTGTGGAAATAAAGTCTGCTACCCTTGTGTACCGCCCTAAGGTGCTCCTTCCATCTTGCGGTCAAAGTATTCTCTGTCTTACCGATGTATACCTTACCGTTGATTTTGTTCGTCGCTTTGTAAATAACCATAATGTCTCTTAGCTGAGCAATTGCGTCGGGAAAGACCCGGAGGATGGCGTCACGATCAAGTTGCCGTCCGTGTAGACCTTCCACTTAAAAACTGCCGTAGCCTGAACACCGGAATCCGTTACCGACACCACCAAGTCGTTGTCGCCCGGCGACCCGGCGTTGAACGGGCCGAGCAGCGGGATAAGCGCCGTCCTTGTCCCCGTGTTCAACTGGATGGTGCCCACCGAAAGCGCGGAGTTGCTCAACGAAACCTGAATGGTGCTCGTGGAGGTGCTGACCACGTTCGTGGCGACCACGTAGAAGGACAGGTTGGGAGCGGGGTTGATCGTCGCCACGTTCCCGGCGTCCACGTAACCAAGGTACGTGGTGCTTGTCCCGTCCTCGAAGTCGATTCCAGTCTGAAGCGCAAGACCGACTCCCACGGTCACCGTGAACGTCTGGTCAGAATAGGCATTAAGCGTGTCAACCACGCGGAAGAGCACGGACTTGTTGTATCCCGACTGGGTCGTTATGCCGCTCACCAGACCGCTAGACGAGACCCCGATGCCCACCGGCAGCGAATTCGTGTTGTTCGGCGAAAGCTGGAACGTGTACGGCGTGTTCGCGCTACCCGTCGCCGTAAGCTGGTAGCTTTCCGATATCCCCGAGACAATCGGGATTGTGAATGGCGAGTTGGTGAAATGCAGACCGGACGGCTGCGACGTGATCGAAAGAGTCTGGGTCGTGAATGTTGCGGCGACACTGTCCGTCACCGTGAAAGTGAACGTGGCCGGGTTAGGGCTGAAATTGGCCGGAACGGTGCCCGTAATGAGACCGCTGCTCGCCAGCGACAGGTTCGGAGCCGTTCCGTTCATGGGCGATGGGGTGCTCGTGAATGTGTACGGTGCGACCCCTCCGGTCGCCACAAGCTGCACGCCCAGAGCGGACGGTCCGTACTGCCCGCCAGCGATGAGTGCGTTGGGCAGCGTATTGCCGATGAACGAGTTGATGACTGTCCCGGACGCGCCGTCCTTCCACCCGACAATGGTCAAAGCAGTGTTGGGGACGACAGTCGAGATGCGGTGATACACGTAGGCGTGCTGACCAGTTGTGGATGTGCACGAGAACCAGCAGTCGAAATAACCCGCTTCGATAGGCGTGCCAGAAATAGTGATGTTGTTGCTGCTGGCCCCGACTGTAAGACCACGAGGCAGCACTCCGTACAACAGAGAGGCGGATTGTAGTGAAACTCCCACTGGCGCGGTGAACGCAGTAGCGCCATTGTACGGGGAGCCGACAGGCTGTACGTCAACCACGTTGTCGATAAGCTGGAACGCGCTTTGGTACAGCGCCCAGTTGATCGTCGCCGTGCCGTGAACATTGCCCCCCGCGTCTATGTATTGGACCACGGTGGGCGTGCTCTGCGTGCCGACCAGCGTGCCGTAGATCAGGCCCGTGTTAGCGTCGAGCGACAGACCCGGAGGCAGGGTGGACGGAACAACCACCCGCGCTGTCAAGGGCGTGAAGAACGGACTTCCAGTGCCGCTGAGGGGGCCAAGCTGCGGGGCGTTGTAGTAGGACTTGCGCGGGTTGGTGCCGACCCCGTCGCCCGTTATATATGGATGCGGATACGCAACGATGGTTCCGATGTCCCCGGTTGCGATAGCGACTACGGACGATTCCCCAATGGCGTTCGCATTAGCGAGCGTCAATGTGCCCACTGTGGAAGCCGTGCAGAGAAAATAGCCATTGTTTTGTGTTGGGTTGGTAACAAACCCGGTGACTGAGAACGAATACCCGGCGAAAGCGTTGTTCGCGCCGCCGATGATGTTTCCGGTGTAGACGGCTGTTGTACCCACCGAAGCCGCCACATGAGTCAGGTTGTAAGTCGCAGGGTCGTTGTGCGCCAGCGACGTGTACTCACGGGAAATGCTTTCGCTGCCCGACACTGCGGGGATGTAAGTTGTGACGGCGTTCGCGAACGGCTGCGGCGTAATCACGATGGCAGTTCCAGGTTCGGAGGGATTGCTGTAGTCGCCGATGGAGAACAGCGTCGTGAACGAAGTCGAGGGTCCGGACGGCGGGTTGTCCACGGTAGAGACTTGAAAGAGTCTTTGAGTGTTGATCGTTGCTTCTGCCGTACCTTGGATGTATACCTGCTCCGCGTTCGTGGGGGGAAATGGGGCAGGGGCAGCAGTAAACGTGTTGAGCGCGTTGACTGAAACGATACCTCCCGTTGCCGCTGTTGCCGTGATCTGCGAATAGGTCGCCACGCCGCTCGGGTTGTTCAAAGTCAGGGTCGTAGTCGTGGACGCCACGCACATGAACGTGCCGTTGTTCGCGGGGTTTAGGAATCCGGTGACGGTGAACTGCGCGTTTTGGAAAGCGTTGCTCACCGACTCAGGCTGGGGGGTCGCGTAAGTATAGACGGTGTTGCCGCCAGAGTTCTGCGCGGCATATGCGAACGCAAGCTGCTGGTTGACCTGCATCAGGACGCGGGTCTGCGCGTTGCCGTAGTACGCATTCGCGATGGCGGCGTTGTTGCCCGGAGGACCATACCACTCCGAGTCTGGCAACTGCACGACGACCGGGCTTGATAGCGTGGCGGACGTCGGGTCTATCGCCGTTGCGATACCGTTCCCAAGGAAGACACCCTTGAGAGCCTTGCCCAAAACCTCGGTCGCGGTCGCGGACGGCGGGGAGCCGGTCAGGGTCTCGGCAGCGCCGTATGGGTTAGCCAGCGTCAGCGTAGTGCCGGTGGACGCCGTGCAAAGGAACGTGCCGTTATTCTGCGGGTTGAGCACGAAGCTTGAGATGACGAAGAACTGCCCGGCATAGAAGTTCGCGGTCGCATTGAACCCGACCCCAGTGTAGACCGTCGTGCCGGACGATGCGTTGGCGGCTGCGGATAAAGCGAACGCCGATGCTGCCGTCAACACGCCGTTCGGGTTGTTCAGCGTGATTGTGCCGGGGTTGCCTGGCGTGGAGGCGACGTAGTTGAATGTCCCGTTGTTTCCAGAGGCTAGACCGGAAACGATGTACACGTCTGACGTCGAATACGGGACCGCCGGGACAACGCCCGTGTACACGGTGTTTCCGCCGGAGGTGCCAGCATTGGAGACGATGTTGATCCTGACGCCGTTGAGCGAGAACCCGGATAAGGAGCCGGAAATCGCCAGCCCGGAGTGCCCCGCAGTGCCACTTCCGGGCGGAATGTTGTCGAAGGCTTGCGTGGCGTCGAAGATGCCCCAGCTTCCATCAGTCGGGTGGACTTCGTTCGTCAAGAAACCCGGAACAAGGCGAATGCTGCTCAGTTCCGTCTCCACGTTCACGGTGACCTGCGCCGTAGCTGTGTGCGAAGCGCTGTCCGAAATTGTCAGGGAGAACGTGCGGACGCCTGTGGTCGGGAACCCACCCGGTATGGAGGCTGTCGAGCCGCCTATTGGGATTTCAATCTGACCGTCCACGAGTGCCACGGTGCCGAAATAGGGAGCATCGACCGGATTGGCACCAAATAGCAGTCCGTGGTACGGTGACTGCCCGCCGAACACCGGGACGACGATCTTGAATTCCTCGAACGTGTAGACCGTGGTCTGGTTGGCGGCGACGTGGTAGCCGAAGCCGAGCGCCGCTGGCTCCAGAGTCATGGTGTAAGTCTGGGTTGCCTTGGCACCGATGGAGTCCGTGACCTGGATCGTGACGCTGTAGGTCGTCGTGAAATCTGTGGTGGAGTTGTAGGTCTGCGGCGTGCCTGTGACCAGGCCCGTGTTCTGGTTGATGCTCAGACCGGCGGGGAACGCGCCCGCTGGTGCGCTCCACTGGTACGGTGCCAGGCCGCCCGGCTGGGTCGAGTTGCCGTTGATGTTGCCGACCTGCATCTGCACGTTGTACACGGTGCCGACCTGCGCCACGCCGAGTGAGGTGCCAGTCGTGACGAGCGGGTTGCTGTTCGCGTCCGTCTGGTTGGGCGCGATCTGCACCTTCATGTCCGTCTCGACCAGCATATTCAGGGTCGCGTGGGCGATGGACGGCGGAACGCTGGAGTCGGACACGGAGAAGTTGGCTGCGAAGAGACCGAGCACGAGCGGAGTGCCGTTGATGACGCCCGCAGTATTCATGGTGACGCCGGGCGGAAGCGGGTCAACGCTCCAGATAAACGGGGGGATGCCTCCCGCTGTTTGCATCTGGAACGTGCCGCCGAGGGCCTGCACGACCGACTTGCCAACGTACAGCGTCGGAAGGGTGGTCGTGGAGATGCCAACAGGGGTCAATTCCGTAGCAGACGTGGCCGTAAGCTCATAAGGCGGGAAGACAAGTTCCTTGGAGCGTGGGCGGCCCGAGATCGGAAATACGTCTACGGCCATCGTGCCGAAGAGCGAGCTTGCATTGCCGAAGCGCGTCGATGCGACGAGCAGCTTGAGTTCCTGCGTGACAGTGTCGCGCACGAGCACGCGTGCGAGGACTTCCCACGGGTTCGGCGACGACGCGCCCGTGGTCGCCGTCGTGATCTCGAAGCCCTGCTGACCGCCGATGCCGAGGCTCCCCGTCAAGCCCTGCTGGGCGGTCGAGGACGTGGCGGACTGCTGGTTGATGACGAAAATCTGCTGCTGAATCTGGCTGACCTGCGCGGACGGCGGATCGTACTGAGCGCCATTGTAGTTCCGGCGTGTCTGGACGGTCACGAGGAACGTGCCCGGCGTCGAGAACGACTTGACCACAACGTTGTTCGCCAGAGGCAGCCAGCCTGTGGTTGTGTTGTCGGGCCAAAGTATCTGCCACTGATCCGCCCCGATGTACGCCGGGCTGAGCGTGACGGTAAGGGCTTGCCCGAGGAGCAGGGATGTGCTGCTGAAGACGATATTCGCCGCGACCAGCGGCGTCGGGAAGGGGCGCGATACGAAGGACGCGCCGGTTTCCCAAGGGTCGCTGTCGTAGGCGGTCGTTGGCGACATGGTCGCCGTGGCGGGGTTCGTCTCTGCTAAAGCTGCTGAGTTCTGCAACGTGAGAGTCGTCGTCGTCGAAGCGATGCAAAGGAACGTGCCGTTGTTCTGCGCGGCGTGGGTGCTGAACCCCGCCACGACGAAGGTTATGCCCGCGTAGCTGTTGTTGCCCCCGTTGATGGCTCCCGTGTACACGGCGGTAGTGCCAATAGCGAGCGCGACGCCGGTCAGCGTAAAGCTGTTCACGGCTTTCGCCGTCATCGTCAGCGAGTATGGGGTGGCGGACGGACCGAGAACCTGCGTGAAGAACAGGCTCGCGCCGCTGTAGGCGATGGGTGACAGGAAAAACTGTGTGGTCGCCGGGCCCCCGGCTTGGTACGTGATGTTCCAGCCCGAGTACTGGTCGAAGGACCCATCGGGGCAGACAGGCGGCTGCCAGCTCACCGTCAGAACATTATTCTGGTCGATTGTGGCCATTGCCGGGGCGGATTGTAGTGTCAAGTTGCTCATTATCCTACCTGCGTCACTATATTCGAACTCGCGTCAACGGTCACACCACCGAGGAACGGAGTAACGCTCACGGTACGTGAAAGAACACTGTTGGCTTGTAATACTGCCGTCCCGCCCGATTGGAAGTCGGTCGTCACCGAAATGCTGGAGTTCAACTGCGCCTCCGCCACGACCTGCGCGGCCGCCACATTCGTCTCGTTGGAAGGCAAGTGCGCCTGCAAATTCAGCGTGCCGTTGCGGCTGACTATGTAGAACGCGCCCGGCTGGTGGAGTGTGCCGCCCGCGTTCAGGTTCACGTTGGAGGCGGTCACGTTCGTCTGCACGGCGACGATCCCGGTACCGGCGTCCGGCACGTTCAGGAGACCGCCGTCGAGGATCACGGAGTCGCAGCCCACGAACGACCCCGCCTGCACGTTGTTCACCCACTGGCAGCCGACCATGTCGATGTCGCCGTTGTAGGCGAGGACGGCCGGGTTCAGGAAGCCCTTGAACTGGATGCCGTTCAGGATCACGCGGCTCGTGTCCATGTAGAAGGCGCACGTCGGGCCGTCGCCGAATCCGGCGAACCCGGTGGCGTCGATGACCACGGGGTTGGTAGCCCCGGAGGTCTGCGAGATCACGAGGCGTCCCTCGCCCTGGATGACTCGGGACAGGTTGGCGACGCAGTAAATCTTGGTTGAGCGGATGTCCCCGTCGCCCAACGCGACCGTATTGATGTTCGGGATCGTGGACAGCGAGTAAGGGATGCCGGTGTCCGCGCAGATAACCACGCACGGGAACGTGAGCACGGGCGGGAACAGGGCGATTGCAGCCCCGAGGGTCGCCTTCTGCTCGACCAAGGACAAGCCGGAGTTGGCGTCGTTGCCCGTCGAGTTGTTCACGTACAGCGTGATGGGCGCGACGGTGGTCTGGAGGTTCTGGCCGAGCACGGTGCGCGGCGTCGGCGGGGCGATGGCGAACCCGATGTGCGGGATGGCCTGCCCGAACCCGCGCTGCGCGGTCTGCGTGAACTGGATCGTCTTGCGGGTGTCCTTGTTCACGGGCGGGATAAAGTCGTTTGTGTGCATCGGCGCGAGGAACGTGTCCTCGACGTTGTCGAACTGCATCGCGACGTAGTTGCTGTCGAAGAACGAGGCGAGGGGCGTGTTGGCAAGCTGCGCGTCGTTCCAGTTGAGCAGCGCTGGGAGCATGGTGATAATCGGAAGCTCGCGGTTGTACGGGTACACGTCAGCTAAACCGACAACGGGAGCCGCGCCCGTGCCGTTCGAGGTGATGAGCGCGTTGTCCTCGGTGTGAAGGATTTCATACACGCGGTTGATGACGCCCTCACCCTGGTAGGGAACGTACTGCTCGCTGACGATAAGCGTAGAGGTCGGGGTCAGGGACGGCAGGATCGAGCCTACGAAGAAGAACGGCTGTGCGCCGCTTCCGGTAAGCTGCACGGTGCCCGGCACGACAATCGTGACCGTGCCGTTGATGACATTGGTGCTCGTCACCTGCATCGCCTGCGCGACGGCCGGGGAGACAGAGGTATTTACCACCCAAATGAAGTGGTTGACGTCGTCGCCTGCGAAACCCTTCGGCACGCAATTCTTGAAGCCAAGCACGATTGTAGTCGGCGTGCCTGAGCCGCCTACCTGCGACACATTCTCCACGACGACTCGCGGGTCCATCGGGAAGTTCGCGTCTCCAGCCCAGTTGCCGGACAGCACCGTCTCCTCGATCTCGGTGATGCCCTTGACCGGGGCGTTGTAATTCGCCTGGCACGTGTTGGCGCACAGGAGCGAGAAGATGACCGTCGAGCTTGACGGCACCGCCGCCTGGATCGTGACCACGGTCTGCGTTTGGATTCCCGCCGTAGTGCCCATGGTGCGCCCAGTGATCGTGTACAGCGTTCCGGGTCCAGTCACCGAATCCCAGGCGGCTATGCAGTAAAGAACGCCCAGCGTGCCGCTGACACCGTTCGTCGGAATTGTGAAAGTAGTGATCGTCTGCCCGCCGACAGTCGTCTGAACGCCAGCGGAGCCGGGCACGGCGAGCCAGAGCCTTGTGCCGATCACGGTGTCGGAGTACTCGGGGCTGACCGCCAGCAGGGCGTTGATCGTCGTCGGCTGACCGTTGACCAGAACGGTCGTCGGCAAGGCGACCTGCGACGACTGGACAAGGTACTCAGAAACGCCGTAAACGGGGTACACGATGCCGCTCGCGATGTCCGTGAGGACGCCACCGTCCACGGAAAACGGAATCACGCGGAGATCGACGCCGGAGCCGGATGGGTAGGTCACGCCGACCGTGACATAAAGGTTGTTGGTGCCAGGATCGAAGGCAGTGCTCGCGAGGTTGACAACGAACTGCACCGAGACCATCGCGGTGCCAATACCCGAGACTTCGAACTGCCCCTGAAGCAGGGCCGCCGGAGTTTTCGTGCCCGCCTGGCTGTTGCTGACTAGAGCGGTAACGTCCACGGCGGTAATCTTGCCGCTGGACGATGTCGGTAAGTTCACGGCGAACGTGTCGCCGTTGGTCCAAGCCGTGTTGGTATTTCCCGAGGTCTTCTGGGAGATCGGAATCGAGACGGTGGTGAAGTAGGTGCGCGTGTCGGAACTGAAGCCGTTCTGGAAGCCATCCCACTGACCCACCGTGTTTGTGTTGGCGACGTTCGCCGGGGCGACGGACACGCTGTACTCCAGCGTGCTGCCGAGCGCCCTCGGGTCGTTGCCCGGAGACAGACCGCGAGAGATGGCCAGCCTGGTGTTGCCGGTCACGAGGTCGCCGAAGCCGAACCGCATGTCGGAGTCCAGGTCGTCGCCCTGGAGGCGCACGACCGAGCGCGTGTCAACCGCGTCGCCCGGAAAAACCTGGTCGGCTAGCTCGTTATCAAAGCGTCCTGAGATGCCTGTCGCGGTGGTGCCGGAGCCGGGAACACTGGGGGAGGCGCAACCGAAAAGGTTCTGAACGACGTCGAAGTTGCCCGTGTTGCGCTGGAACACGACGGCGAGCGGCATTGCGTAGCTGTAGCCGTCCATGGTGCCGAGCGAGTTGTTCGTATTGCCGTCCCCGGCGACCCAAAGACCCGTGTCACCGTTGATCGGGTATGGGTTCCAGTACGCGCTGTTCGTCTGTTTCGTGACCGGATCGACCGGGGGCACGCCAACCGGAACGGTGATATAGGCGATGAAGTACAAGTTGTTGTAAAACACCGTGCTGCCGTCGAAGTATTGCGTGGCGCTGCTCCAGGCGGGGATCGACGGGCTGCCACCCATGTACGTGAATCGGTAGGGCAGCAAGCCGTTGAGCGGCGAGAGGGCCGAGACTGGCGAGACATCGGGCAACGACGCCTGCGCGTATATCGCCATAGGCGCGTAGGGGTTCGTGTCGCTCGTATCCGGATCGAGACCGAACTTGTACTGGCTGAAGTTGTAGTTCAGACCTATGCGCTGCACGTTGATGCGCCATTGAATCTGTGCGCGTTCCGTGGTGAACAACCCCGCCGTCACGTCGATGGAATCGTCCGGCACGATCTCCGCATTCGATGGGTCGGGTTGGACGCCGCCGTAGGGGTAGAAGTAAAAGAGTTTCGTCATCGGGTCTTGGTAGTAGCCCTGCCCAGTGACGGGGTTGAGCGACTGGTACCACAGTTCGAGGAACACGACCCATACTCGGGCTGGTTCCTCAAGAGTCCCCGGTGCCCAAGCCGCAGGCGGGGGAATCTGCACCCGGTTCTGCGTGAGGTCAGCGGACATATTTCCCGCGACGGTGACCACCGTGCCGTTAAAGAGCACGTCGAAAGTCGGGACGGTGAAGACCAAGGGGTTCTGCGTGTTGAACGCCATCGGCGCGTATGTCAGGCTGCCCGACGAGACCATGTCGTTGAGAACACGCGCCCGCTTGAGGTCCTGCAAATCCTGGATCAGGTTTATGTCAGCATCGGAGATTTCGTGGTCGTGCAGTGAGACGATTGTACGGAGGGATTTCTGGGAAGGGTCTAATGTTCGGCTCACAATCAACGGATATTGGAATGTGTTGTTCCCCATTTAAGCCGCGACCTCTCTCATGACAAATACTCCGGGTTCCGTATGACCGCAGGATGTTTTCCCGCCCGCCAAAGCCTTGGCGCTAACCTCAACGACGACACCGCAGGTGCATTTACATGCCCAGCAGGAATGAGAGGAATGCCCAACCTTCTGGGAGCCGACCCTCCAAACAACAAGGAGGCTGCCGAAATGCTGGTTGACAAGATTGAACCTCTTTTCCATCTTTGCTTTGCGCATCTTGACGGAGGCGCATCCGCAACTTTTCGTACGTTCTGCCAAAAGGTGGTCTTCACGGACGGTGCGCTCTGGGGTGCCGCAGAGACAACGCACCCGCCACGTGGCGCGGGAGCCGACAGGTTCGCCCCTGCCGACGACCGACAGAAGCCCGAAACGTTGCCCGGTGAGTTCTCTCATCTATTATGGGAACGATAGTGGGTAATCGTGGAACAACTAGCGAACGCCTTTGTTAGGGGAAGAGATGCCTTACGATTTCATAAACCAGAACATCGTGGCTTCGTGCCTGATCCAGCCGCACGACGATGATTCTTTTTACAACCCTGTCAGGAATTTGCACACGGGGTTCGCTTTCGACGGCAACCATTATACCCTCGGCGTGCAGGACGGTCCAGCGAGCGTGTGGGTCGCGAACGGCGGGAACCTGCGGGCGACGTGGTGGTCGGAGGCGCAGTCCGGCAACCCTTACCGGGGCGACCAGCAGAACTTCCCCACCTACGGCATCGTCTTGCTTTCCCCCGTGTCGCTGGCGATCCTAGACCAGTCCACCCCGGTCTCCGTGGCGACGGCGCTACCCCTGTGGATGCAGTTCCTCCTCGGGGACACCAACGCGCTCGCGAACGATTTCAACGGGGCGATCCAAGGATTCCTGCCGTCCGGTGTGTGCTACGCCGACGGGATCATCTCCGTGACCTACTCGCCTGACTCGGGTAACCAAGCCTCCTATACGTACCCCGCGTGGGACGCTGCTACTGCTTACACCCCCGGAACGCCCTTGGGCACGGGTTGGGTCAACGGGAGCATCGTCACGTACAATGGCGTCCGCTACCAAGCCATCCCATCAGTTCCCTCCCTAGCCAGCCAAGTTGTCGAAGTGAATACAGGCAGCCCGCCCGCCGACGTCGTGACCTTGACGGTGAGCGCGGGGTCGTGGGCGGTGGGGCAACAGGCTTCGCTCGCGGGCTTGAACGCAGCCACGTGGCTCAACGGTCAGACCGTGGCCCTGATCGCTGGCACAACGACCACGTCGCTGGTCTTCGTCGATCCGACCTCGCACGGGGCTTTCGGTCCGGCGGCAGAGACGGCGGGCACCGCGACCGTGGTGAACGTCGGGTTTCCCCCGGCGTCCAACCTGAGCCTTTGGGTCGTAGAGATAACGAAGCCGTACCCCGCGCCGTACCCGACCATCGGCGCAAACTCCAATATGGTCATCTCGATAGACTTCGCACAGGACACTGCCTACTTAGACGTGGCAGTGTGAAGCGAGGTGCTGTAGCCTGTTTCCCAAAAACTGCGTATTACACCCTCATGGCATATAAGTCATTCACATCTACGCAGTTCAAGTCACTGGAACCCGTCATACCTTGGGAGTTCCTCGACGAACTTATTGGCTTCTACTGCGAAAACCCGGCCCCCAAAATTCTTGATGCCACAGTGAATAATGGCCGCATTTGGGGCCGTGGCAAGTCTCGCTACAAGTACACGGGCATGGACATCGACCCTTCTGTGAACCCGGACGTGGTCGGCGACAACACCAATATGCCGTTCGAGAACGAATCTTGGGACATCGTAGTCTATGACCCACCGCACTGCGGCGACCAAGGCAAGTCTGACACCGAATTTGCCAAGAAGTACGGTACCGGCATGACGTCCAAAAACCCTGATGGCAAGTGGGGCAGTCTGGCTCACACCTATCCTCCGTTTCTTGCCGAGGCCAAGCGCGTCCTGCGCCCCAATGGACTCCTGCTTGTGAAACTAATCGACTACACGCACAGTGCCAAATTTCAGTTCGCTACGGCAGAATTCTGGTATGCTGCTAAAGAATTTGGCTTTGAGCTTCAAGGCTTAAATATCCTGCCACGCAATGGTGTCATCACTGATACCAAGTGGAAGAAAGCATATCATCCTCGGCAGAACCACTGCACATGGATGACATTCAAGAAAGGGAAATAGTGGAAACCAAACTCCCCAAAAAGATGCAGGACAAATTGCGAAAGTTCATGCGGGTAGGCTACCATCCCGAAGGCATGAAAGTACATGATGGACCTGAGTGAGCACCATGACCATGGTTCTCTATCTTCCCGCCATTTACCACTGCTCTACGCTTACCTAGTTCGTCTGCGCCGCGACCCGTGCCCGGTAGTTGTTGACCTCATTCAAGGCATCGGAAAGCAGCGTCTCGGCATGGTTAAGCACTGATGTCACCGCTTTTGGACTCCGTTTCCCCTCATTCATCTCAATGATGGCCGTCTTGAGAATGTGGTTCAGAGAAGTCCGCAACCCGCGCATACGAGCGCCGATCTTAGCATTGTCGTTTTTCGCCGGATTCTTGCAATCGAAATTGATATTCCGACGCTTGCGGTCCAGCGTGCCTTTGAATTGCTCGGGGTCAAGACCAAATTTCTTGGCCGCTGTCTCCGGTCCTACGTTGTGCTCGCTCATGTATTCCATGGCACAGGCCTTCTTGATCTTGAGTTCGGTCGCCTGTACGGTGTTGAGCAGCGTCTTTAAGTACGGGGCGGGGTAAGGGAGCATTTTAATTGCTTCGGCTGGTGGAATATTCAGACGATATAGCAGGTCTTTCAGAATCATCCGCAAATCGGCTTCGGTCGGGGGAAGCGGAGCCTTTCCGTTAGCTCCTGCGTTTTCCTTGATGCCGAGAGCAATAATCTCGGCTTCTGTCATTTTGGAATCTAGAATCTCAGCAAGAATCTCTTTGTCACCCAAGTTAAGGGCGACCTGACGACGGTGGTTGCCAGAGACAAGACGGTACGAGCCGTCTTTCAACTTGATGACCTTGACGGGGTCCAACTCGACTCCAGCAAGACGCAAGTGCGCCAATCTATCGAGATTCGAGGTATCCAGTACGACGCGGAATCCTGTGTCCACACTGATTTTGTTCAGGGCTACTGTTTGCAAGTCTTTTCCCATGTTCGTCTCCTCCTGTTTAGGTTTAGAACTCAATCAACAATTACATTATACCGCAATTTCAGTAATTTGTCCATATGCATTCGTTGCGGATAGAACCATCATTGCTCACGACGGATGTCGTTTGCTTTGTATAGATTGGCTCCCCTAAAACCTTGACGTACAATGGGAAGCGATCCCGATATTCAGTCAGCATCCACTTAAAGCGTGCCTTGGAAAGTAGCTTAACCATGTCCACATAATCCTGCTCGGGAAGCGGATCGTAGCAGCGCACATCGGCATTGTAGTACGGAGGATCGAGGAAGACGAGGTCGCGATGTCCGAACTTATTCCAAGGCAGATCACGCCACCCGTAAGCGGTAACAATAGGCCTCTTCTCACACATCAGATCATGACAAGTCCGCAATGTGGCGGCAAAGGTTTCAGCTTTAGCGTTTCCCGTACTCGCAGGCCCACCACCACTATAGCCACCACCACCGCGACTCACATGGGGTTCAAGTAGCAAGCTCTCAATCGTATGTGGAAGACCGTCTTTTTTGATGCGGGTAAAAAAATTTTTGTATTGATGACGCATGGCGGGAATCGTGAGAGGAATCTCAATAGCGGCTCCGTGAGTTTGAATCGCCCGTAAAAAATCAGCCGTATAAAGGTCGTTCATCCACCACTGTTTGTACCCCATCCGACAAGTCATTGCGGCCCATGTCACGTTACCACGACCAGCGAAAGCATCTACAAACCAATTTCCTACGGGGGGCATCATAGACACGAGCAGCTTCCCCATACGTGCCTTCGCGCCCGAATACGCGATGGAGGGCAAGCGTCCGGTTGGAATCAAGACAGGTGTAAGCACGAAGACAGTTTACTAGAATTTTGACTAGCTGTCAAGTACAAGGTCTTCCGTGGTTTCGTCTTCTGGTGCGCCGTGCATCGTAACCTTGCCGAGTAGGCGGCGGTTGTAGGACAGCTTCGAGAGTTGGTACACGCCTTTGGACACGAGCAAACGTGGATTGAAGAACATGTGAAGGCGGGTATCAATATCGGCGATTAGCGGATCGGGGACGAAGATGTTGATCCAAAAGCCATGGGATTCCTCACCATCGCTCTTGCCGATTTGCAAGTAAGGGATGAGTTCTGGCGTGCCAGCAGCAGTGAGTTGCTTGATAGCTTGTGCCTCGTAAGATGGGTTGCAGCCGATTTTCATGGTACCCCTATCGGCGCAGATGGCGTCTAGGGCCTCGACTAATTCGGGTTCGACGGGGAGTATGTCGGCGAAGTCGCCGTCATGAAGCTTGGGGTCGTAGCGGGAATACTTACTCGCCTCGTAGGCTTCCTCAGTGACGAGTTGACGCTTGATGACACTGAGCGACTTGCCATTCACTGTGATAAAATTCTTGCTGGTTTCCGGAATGAGCTTCGACTCTTCGCCAAAATTGATGGAAAACAGCCCGGGCTTGGCGCACTGACGCTCAACCGTGCCGATGCCGAATTCGTCGTGGTCTACAGTATCGCCAACCTTGAGTTTGATCTGATGTCTAACCATACCCTAGTATACAGCGGGGGCCTCGCGTTTGTCCACCCGCTTGAAAATATTTCCCACGACAGATGTACTTTTTACATAACGACAAATAAATAAGTAACTTACGGCAGGAATCATCGACATAGTGATGTGGCTCTACAGCCCGCCGTTGTCGGGGTAGACCAATCCTGCGCGGTGTAACCAGTTCTTCAGGTAAGGGGCGTCTCCGGGGTTGTTCGCGACGACCTCGCGGTCCCAGTTGGCGCGGGCGGTGCGCAGTTGCGAGGCGAGTGTTGGCTGGTCCGACTTGTCGATCAGGCTCAACGTGGTGGGACCGATCACGCCGTCCGCCGTGACGCCGAGCAACGCTTGGAGCACTTTGACCGCACGCGAGCAGCCGGAGTTGATCCCAAAGTCCATCATCACGCTGGCCAGCCCGTCGTCGTTCACGAAGTCCAGGTGGAGCGGGTGCCAGTATTCGCTGCCGTAAATTTGCACTGCCTCGGCGAGCGCCGTGGTGGTGTCGCAGGTGTAGAAGTCCGCAGGTATCTCGGGGTGGGCGTTGCTCGCTATCCCGAAGCGCGTCCTGCCCCCGATGTCGCCGGGCAGGGTCGTGACCTTGCCGGAAAGCGTGGAGTCCTCGAAGCGGATGACCCACTGGATGATGCCGTTCTTGTTTGCCATTTCAAACCCTCGCTAAAGGGCTTGAAATTAGGGTTTTATTCCCTGCGCCAGGTCTTCGCGTCGCCTGATGAACTGTAGGCTCCGCAGCACTGTGGGACGTTGGGGCTGTAACAGTTGGCGCAGACGGTGACGTTCTTGGTGGATGTGCCGCACATATGAGCGCCGTGATGCTTACACCAGATGCGGCGGACGAAAGCGGTACGCCTCCAGAAGAAGAAGTAGGCGGAAAACCAGACGTCTCGCCAGCGGAGTTCGCGTTCGGGCTTTATGTATTCAAGCTCGCTCATCGCTTGAAATGCCTCGTTTGGAAGAGCGTATCTTTGACTTGCGACTCAGAGGTATACGTCTTGCGAAGTTCGAGCAGGGAGTCGAGCACGGCCGAGATGGTCCCCTTGCCGAGCTTCGTGTCGTCCGCGATGAGCGCCACGACCGCGCGGCGGTTAAGTCCGCCGTCATAGAGCCTCTTCACCGCGTCGCTGATGGAGACGATGGCGGTCGCGAGAACTTCCCTCTCGACCGGGGCTTCCTCGTCCTGCACAATTTTCGCCTTTGTCATGTCAGCGCTCCTGCTCTGGCGCTGAGTCGCCAGCGGGGGTTTCTGTCAGTGGGCCGCCCCCGGCGACCGCCATCTTGCGGACCTCCGCGTCGTCGATGTGCGTCGCATTCTTGGTGACGGCTTCCCACAGCTTCGACAAGGCAAACCCCTCCTCGGGGTGGATGCCCGACTCTGCGTGCTTCTCGACGACATGGACGAGGTAATCGTAAAGGACATCTGGAAGCTGAATCACACGCATTGGGTTTTCTCCGAAAGGTTAATACTGAGATGGGTAGCAGTTTGGCGAATCCAAACGATGAACTCAATTCGCTTAGTCTTGAGGAGCGGGGGGCGGCACTGGGAGCGCCAAGCCGAGGTCCAACGGCGGGAACGCCACGTTCAAGGGCAGTAACGGTTCCGGGGTGTAGAGAAGCTCGCGCAGCCTGACGCTCGCCGGGACACTGAGTTCCTTGGTCACCATGCCGAGCCACGGACGCCAGTTCCCGGCATAGACGCGGGACGCTTGCGCCAGAGTCATGTCAGGATTGAATCGTCTTGACCGGCCGTCTACCATCTTGGACAGGTAGTCTTTGAGCGCCGCCCATCCGGCAGCATCGCTCTTGAACACGATGTGACCGCCTTTCCCCAGCGTTTTTTGACCGGGTAGCGGGTGGTAAATCCGGGCGGACTTGAGGTCGCCGGGATTGTGGTATCTCGTCGGGATCGCATGGCGGACCCCGAAACCTTCGGCATGCGCCACGGCGGCAGCAAAGGAGTCTAGCTTTTGCGCATCCAAAGTCTGGCTCTGCCCAATAGCTGGGAGCAGGGACAAGCCTAAGGCTAGCAACAGTTTAGCTTTCATTGTTCCTCCGTTCAGGAATAGTATACGTTCGCTTTCGTCGTTTCGTCCACCCGTAATATGCAGATTAGGCGGGACTTATTTTATGTTTGCCTCCCAAAAACACGAAAGGGAGCATTTCGGCTCTATAGCTTGGATGCTCCCACTAGACACATAATACCCGAAAGTTGGGAAAAGGGCAAGTTTTCAGGATTTCCCCTTTGTTTTCAACAGGTTAAAACCAGACAAAACGGGCTGGCAGCCTGTATACTGTTGGCGGAGGAAGACAACAATGAAAACTTTTCTGGCAACGCTTGCGGCAATCCTGTGTTCCGTCGCCGTGCTGATCCTCGCGCAGGTTTTGTACGTCAGATACGTGGACTACACCCAAGCGCAGGAGCATGAACAGTGGTCGCAGCAGGAATCGGACAAGCTAGACCAGGCCATCAAAAAGAACGTGGTCGAAAACTGGAACTACAAAGCCTGCGCCGAGCTTCTGGGAACGAGGGACAAGGACGGGCTTGGATACCCCATGGAGGGCGACAACCTTCAATGGTTCCAAGACCACACCCACGAACTGACGCCCGTCACCGGCGTCACCTACTTCGGTGGCGGGATGAGCGACAGGGACATGGCTGCTTGCCGAGATAGAGCACGAGAGTAAGAGAAGCAGGATTGACCGCAAGGCACTAAGCGCGGCAATGCGCAAAAACTTAAATCATCGACGAGAAGCGCGTCGGGACATGCGGCTCGTAGACGAACGTCACCGTTTGGGTGATCGCATCGTAAGCAACGACGCGACCGATGCAGATGACCCAGCCGACTGGGCCGAACGGGGGACTTCCGGTCCCGGTCGTCAGCGAGGTGTAGTCCTGCGTCAGCCTGCCGTCCATGCCGACGTACAGCAAGCCTCCCACCATGATCTGGTCGGCGGCGGTGACGGGAGACAGGAAATACTGCTCGCCGTAATACGATGTAACCTTCACCGATTGCCCCTGTGTGCCGGAAGTCAGCATAACACCGTCGGGGTTTGGCGCGAGAACAGCACCGGACGAGTCGATGGCGTAAAGGACGGACGAGGGCGGGACCTCCGCCGTAGGCCCGTAGTTCGCGTGGCCGGGAAAGCTGAAGGTGACAGAGGTCGGAGTTGCCGCCGTAGTGGTCACGACCTGACCGTTCAGGAACGACGCGTTCTGCAAGCCGGAAAAAGTGACGAGTTCGCCGCCGCCAGTTTGGAAGTGGTTTAGCGTCGTCGTGATCATGAAATTGCTCGATGCGTCGCTCTGCACGTTACTGATGGTCGGCACGATGGGGTCGAGCGGCGTGGCGTGTCCGTTGGCGTCGATGCTGACAGCCGTGAGCGCGGGGACGGGCGGGGCGAACCAGAACGGCACGTCCAAATTATAGTTCCTCGTGTTGCCTTGCGTGATCACCGTGTTGCCGCCGGGCGGGGACGTCACCTGCGACAGGATCATGCTGAACGTGCTACCTGGCTCGATGTCCGCCGTGCCGCCCGCCAGGTTGGTGGAGGCGAGCACCTCCACTCTGTCGCCCGCGCTGAATAGCTGGTTGAATGTGATGTTGGTCGTGGTCGCCCCGGCAGCCGCAGTGACGCTGGACGCGGTCGCGATGGCTGTGCCGTTCTGCGTCACCGTGATCGTGTACGTCCCGGCGGACGGGACGTCCCACGCGAACGTGCCGATGCCGTTGTATGTCCCGGCAGCCTGGATGGTGAACAGGCCCGGCTGCAATGTGGTGACGTTCCCCGTGTAGTCGAAGTCCTGCGGAAGTTGAAGCACATCGAAGTTGACCTGCGCGTTGGTGCCGGGTGGCACCGGGGTCAGGGTCGTGTACACCGAGACGTGGAACCCGATCTGCTGCGTGGCTTGGAGCAGGGCGTTCGCGGTTGCCAATCCCTGCGCGATGGACGCCTGCATATTGCTCTTCCACACGTTGATCCCGGCGTAGCTGAGGTTCGTGCGGAGCATCGCGATCTGGACGGGAATCGGCTGCGCCTGGATGTCCGGGCGGGAGAGGAACGCGACCGGGTTGAAGTCCATGTTGTTGATCCAGCCGTTGTCGTTGACGTTGGGGCTGAAGCCGCTGGGCGGGATCGTGATCGGCTCCACGGGGATCGTCGGCAACGGCGTGCCGGGCGTCCACGTGCGGCTGCGCGACGCCACATCCAGGAGAAGCGAATTGTACGCGGTCGGGTCTCCCAAGGGGTTGACCGCGCCGTTGAAAATCTCCGGGTATGTCGCGGCTTGCTGCACGAGGTAAGGGTCTTGCGCAAGAAACACCGATAGGTTCGTCGCAAAGTCCCTCCAGAACTGGCTGAAGCGGTCAACCTGCGTCGCCTGCGCGAATTGATTGTACGTGAAACGGTTCGCGAGGCGCGGGGACAGGTAGGCAGTGTCGGCTTGGATGTCTGCCGAAGCAAGCTCGATGACGACGTTCATGGCGTTTTGGAACGACGTCGGGAACGTGATCGGCATGGGGAATTCCGCCGTACCTACGCCTAGCGTTAAGGTGGTGACCGACGTCGAGATCGCCGTCGATTGGTAGTCGAGGTCTGACCCGGTCGGCCCGGACAGGTACGTGTTGTCCTGGTACGAGTCCCACTGCGGGTTGCGCGTGTAGCCGAGCAGGGAAGCCTCGACGTAGGAAAGTTGCCACAGCAGGTGGTTAAGCTGGTTCGGTGTGAGGCTGGCGAATGTCTGGAGCAGCGGAATCTGCGGGACGTTCGAATAGATCGTATTCGCCGGGGCGGTTTCCCACACGGTCGCGTCCGTGCCGGGGACAACGTCCGTGTTAGCGGCGAGGGCAAGCCAGGTGCCGCCGCTGTACGTAACCACGTCGTTGGCGGCGTAGGTGGTGGTGGTGTTCCACGTACTCATCCATAGGAAATTTGTCAAGCCGAGGACGTCGTTCCACGGCACCGAAAGGGTCGTTACGGTGCTGACTGAGGGCTGGATGTAGTTTGTGTAAGCCGTCTGGAAATTCGGAATCCACACGCCGCCTCTGCCTTGGCGGTCGAGATTAAGATAGATCAGCCAAGCAGCGGTGAGCAGCGGGTCGAAGTTGGACGCGGCGATGTTTCCAAGGTTCACGAAGTGGATCAGGTCCTTGCGAAGCTGGAGGTCGCGGAGCGCGTAGTTCGGGTTGCTGTAATCCGGGTCGCCGACGAAGACCGTATTGCCGCGCAGCGCCGGGACGATGCTCACGATGAAGTTGTCGAACACGTTCGCCGAAAGCTGCCAGTTTGAGATGACATAATGCGGGTCGGGCATCGCGCCCCACATGTTTTGGAGCGGGTTGAATGCTGGTGTAGCCACCGATGGCGACATAGTCTGAAACACGGGATCGGCCGTGTTTGCCTGCATCGAGGCGATGAAGGCGGCGTTGGTCTGGTCTTGGCTCGGACTCACTACGCTCCCGCTGAACGGCGGTGTGAAGTAGCTCGCAGAGCCGAATGTCAGACCGCTGTAACTCGTTACGGACAGTGGGTCCGTGGTGAATATGCTCGACGATGACGATGTGCTCGGCGATGTGGGGCCAAGTGAACATTGGCTAAATGTGAAGTTGAAGTTGAATGACGTGTTCGACTTGAGTGCGGAGAACAGTGCCAGCGGCGAGAACTGGAAACCGTTCCAGTTCCAAATCTGGTCAGGGAACAGGTTCGGGATCGAGGGCAGCGCCGGGATGCCCCAGTTGCAGATGTTGTTCAGCAGGTTCGCTATCGAGTTCAGCACCGCCTGGACCATCGCGAGCATGGACTGCTCGATGGAGAGAAGCTGGGCGATGTTGCCTTGAATCGCGCTGACCAGACCGGCGATCTCCTGCTGGAGTTCCTGCGCCGTCTGGAGGATGCTGATCGAGTCGGCGATGTACTTAGGTATCCTTCCCGACTTGCCAAGCTGCCCGTCCACGGCGAGCGAATTCATGTGCGTGTACGAGGTGATGTACTTCTTGAGAAGCTGCATTTTCTGAAGAAGCAAATTGTTGGCATCGGCGATGCTCGACTCAAGAAAACGCCCCTGCTCCATCGCGTTGTGGTAGTACTTCTCGATGGTGGGATCGCCCAGCGGCGAGTGGCGGATCACCGCACCTTTGGCCTTAATGGGCCAAAGCAACGCTGTCTGTTCCGCTGATGTGAGACTGTCTGCCATTAGCTGTTCTCGTCGGACTGGTACAAGCCTTGGTTGTGAACAATGTCTGGTGCCTCGGTCGTGTCACGCACGAGGGATGCGCTGATCTTTTTCTGCTGCGTCTCGACGTTGTCCGTCTTAACGATCTGGCGGCGCGTGGTGTACTCAAGCGTGGCGTCGCCCGAGCAATAGTAGTTCAGGTTTCCGCGCTGGGAAATGTCGATGTCACCGTCGATCATGAGGCGCAGCGCCTTGCCCTGCTTGTTCGCCTTGATCGTGATCTCGACGCCGCCCTCCAGCGCCGCCGTAATGGAGCGCCCCTGGTTGTCCGTGCCGAGATCGAAGACGAGGCCGCCCGCCGTGTCGATCAGGATGGACTGGTTGGAGTCCGGGTTCGCGCCGACACGCAACAGGATGTCCCTCACGGCATGTAAGTCTAGGGACTGACCGTGCGAGTCCATCGGCGAGCCGGGCTGCGACTGGCTCGTGATCGGCGTGCCGGACCAGACATAGGGTGCTTGGAAGATGGACGGCAGGATAGGGGAGCCAGCCTGCGTGAGGTCGTGGAACTGGTAAACCGAGTCTCCGGCTCCGTAATCCGCCCTGTAGCTCTTCGAGTCCACGCGGGCGGCGTCGTTGATGCCGTAGGGGTGCTTGCCGGGTCCGTCTTGGTACCCGTTGTACAGGTGGCGACGCTTGGCTGACGGGTCTTTTGCACCGAGGCGGAGCACGGTGCCCCCGTCAAACGCGCCACGGAGCGAGACGCTCTCGCCCCCGGTCTTCATGGTCAGGCTGCCCGCGTCGCCCGGTTTGAGCGCGACGCCGTTTTGGCCCCAGAATTGGAGCGTGCGGTTGCCGACCAAATCTTTCCGGCTCCTGATCTGCGTTTGCGTCACGCGGCCGTCATTGCGCTGCGGGTTCGGTACCGACGTATCGTCCGATCCGAGGCGAAGCACGACTTGGCCGAGCGCCGTGAGGTCGAGTGACTCCTCTTCGTCGCGGTTCTTGCCGAAGACGACTTGCGCCGAGCCAACAATGTTTGCCTCAAGCGAGCGCCCGGCCCCGAACGAGTATTCGTACCCATTCGTCGGCATGAGCGGGATGTTCTCCTTGGGCAGCGTGGAGCCAATCTCCATCTGCACCAAGCCTTCCTTCGTGACGTTGAGGCGGGTCGTGTTCTGCTCGTATGGGAAGCGGATCGCGAGGCATGACGCCGCGAGCCTAGCCTCGGCATGGTCTGTCGAATCGACCACGGGGGCGTAGCCGGATTCCACACTTGCACCAAATTTGCCGAGATAGGGCATATTCGGCGTGCCAACAAAAAGCTGGGGTTTGAGCACCCTGCCGTATGTGCTCGTGTCGAAAAGGTTGTAGCCCACCAGCGTCCCGGCAGTGCTCTCCATGATGTAGCCCCGGCGCTGCGGCGTGACTCCCTCGTTCAGCAGCGGCCCGACAGCCTTGACGCGGTCGTCGAATGGGTCGTCCCAGCCTTGATTGATCTCGAACGATTCGCTATCGAACGCGGGAACGGTGCCGTTGGCCGGTGTGACCGTCGTGCGGAGCCATGGGTCAGCGGTCGTGCCAAGGATGGTATCGAGCAACGGGGTTTGCAACACCTCGTAGGGCACCGGGTAGTCAAGCGAGAACTCCTGCACAAGCTCCGTGTGCTCGCTGAACGGGATCACGTCGGGCTTCCCGCTGGTGTAGCGGTCGGACGGCTGAGCGCCTGGCTGCAAGTACGCGATGTAGTCGTTGGTGCCGTCCGGCAGTAGTGTTGGCACGATGCTCGAAGGCGCTGGGACGGGGTTCGCGGGCGTAGGGACGGTCGAGGGCGTCAGGACGGTGTTCGGGCTTGCCGGACGGCTGACGGAGCCTTGGTACGAGACCCCGGCGTCGCTATACGCCACTCTGCGCCCGGCGATCTGCGTCCACTGGCGTTTGTCGGAGTCCAGCTTGTCGCGGGAGAGGTCTGCCGTCTGCCTGTCCCACGCGGTGTCGATCCTCTCGGAGAAGCCGCCCGTGTAGGTCGAGGTCTTCGAGCCGGGGTACGCCTTGCGGTACGACAAGCGAGTGCGGTCAGTATACCCTTGGATGGAATCGCCAGTAATGGGACGGTTGGCAATGGCGTCGATGCCGATGTACACCTGAGACTGAACCCACGCCACGATGATTGGAAAACGGAACGTCCCCTCGTAAGCCCAGTTGCACGCCACGCCTATAGCGCCTGGCTCGGGCATATTGATGTCTACGCTCTCAAACGACGCCGTATTGGCAGGAAAGACCGAGATGTCGCCGTAAATCAGGTTGTCTTTGATGTCACGGACGGTCAGCACCCTGCGCTCGAAGTCCACCGACAGAACCTCAACGAGAAATACCTCATTCGCGATCCTAGTGTGTTCGCGCTCGAACGGAACTTTGGGGTAGTACTTTGTGTTTTCTCTGATTGCCATCTTTATTGCCCCGACTTTGGCGGGTTCACGATCTTCACGATGTTGCCGTTCGGAAGCTGCGTCAGCGTAGCAAGCAGAGCTTCCTGAACAGCAGGCGTCGGCGACACGCTCCCAGAGACTAATACGTTGACAAGTTGCTGCTGCGTGTTTTGGGTGTTCGCCAAAAGCTGCTGGGCAAACGCATTCTCAGGCTGCGCGGCGTTAAGCAGGCTGTTGACCCCGGTCGTCGCGGTCTGCGACGGATCATAGTGAAGGACGATAACCGTAGCATCGGGCTGAAAGTTGAACTTCTGCGCAGCTATTTGTTTCGGGGTTGTTACCGACCCCGGCATGGTGGTGGGGGGAGCGACGGCAGCGGTGTTACTGCCCCCAACCAAAGCGATCTGCTGGCTGAGCGCTGTCTGAAGAAGCTGTGTGGACGGGTCGCTCGTGCTTGTAGGGGTGCCTAGCCCAGCGAATATAAATGCGTTGGTGTTTTGCAACGTCTGCAAGTCCTGCAAGCTCTGCGAGTCGTTACCTGCCAAGTTTTGGTTCTTGACGATCCAGCCCTGCTCCGTGAACTCCTTGAGAGCGTCGGTCAAGTTTTGCCACCTTCCCCATGGGAACGGCGCTATCACCTCGTAGCCCTTGGTGTCGGTGAACGGCATGACGGAATTGGCGTGTGTGGTCTCATTTCCGCATATCATGTCGATGTACGCCTTATTCGCGTTCAGCCCCGTGTCCGGGAAGTACGCCTGCTTGGTTGCTGGATTGACCGTGCCTTGTTTGGGGTCTCCGTCGTTTTTTATCACGTAGGTCGCGTAAGGCGTACTGGGCTGGTTGCCCTGCCTCACTCCCGTTACCTGAGAGCGCAGCGAATCCACCTTCGCTTGCGCAGGCGTCGGGCCGTTTTTTGAGTTGTCCTTGTTTACACCAGGAATGGGCAAGGTCACGCTAGTACCGACAAGGTTAGTGGGGTTCGATTGGTCGTTGCTCACGCCCCCGCTGGTTCCGGTCGCGATCTGGGAGTAGGTATTGCCCCAATACTGGGAATTGCTAGGTGCCTGCGACGGGTCGGGCTGCGTCTGCGGCGGCGGATTATTCGTCCATTGGTAGATCAGGTTGGGCGCTGGAGTGAACACCTGAAGCTCCGTTTTCTGCGAGTTACCAGTGCCACGAGACTGTGCCGTGCTGACCAAAACCCTACGGCGGATCGAATCGCAGGTTACGCTCATCGTGGCAGTAGCCCCAACTTGATAGTTGATCGAGATTGACTTAATGTAGGCATACATGTCGCGGTGCGGTATGAACACCGGGAAGCCCAACTTGAGTTCCGGGCGCATCTGGGTCGTGAACGTGTAGGTGCGGTAGCCCCGGTTGGCTCGGGCGGTCTCAGCCGCCGCGTGGGCGAATAGCGTGTATTTGTCGGCATAGTCCAGAAAAGCCGCTTGGTACGAAGGCTCCTCGCGCAAGCCGAACTTCGCCAGCTTTGTGATGTCGATATACTCGCCGATTGCCTTAAGGTCCTCGCGGTACTGGATGCCGAAGGCACGCATAGCATTGCCCGTCAAGGTGGTGCGAGTTCTGCGGATCGCCGACTGGTCTTCGTTCTCCTGCTCCGTCAAAATCTCTGACAGGTGTATGACGAACGGGTTGTTCTCGGGGAAAATGGCTGTAGCCGGGTTTGTCAGGCTGTTGTGCGAGCTACCGTCCAACGTCTGCGTAGCCCCGTACAAGGACAGCCTCGGCGCGAGGTTGACCACGTCAAGGTTGTAGAGCGGCGGCTTCACGATGATCTTGCCGTCGATGTCTTGGTAAGCCTCGAAGTCTATCTTGCGCACCACCTCGCGGATCACGTCGAGGCGGTTGACGATCACGTTGTTGGTTACGTCGAGGGCGGTGATGTTCCTGAACGGAAGGTACTTCGTAATGTTGTTATAATACTCGTTGTACGTCCCCGTATCTGGGTTCGTCTTTTGCGCCTCGCTCTGACTGGAGCGCTTGCTCATGGATGCCGCGCCCTTCATTTTTGCCGGGTCTCCATACGAAGGGTCTTTCACCATCGGGAGGGTGTCGCCAAGGTTGTCCTTGTACGGACCATACACGTGGACGTCCTTCACCATGTTCCACAAGATCGCCTGCCACTTAGCCATGTAGCCCCTGGTGATGGCGTCGTAGAACGGGTTGCCCGCAGTCATCGCCGCAGACTTGAGCGAGCTTATCTGGAACATGTCGGAGCGTAAGGCATCCAAAAAAACCATGGCGATAATTTCAAAGCAGTCGCCCGACGAATATCGCGACTGGAAGATCGTTGGCTCGGCGGCTGCCTTTTCCATCGCATTGGTGGAGGGGTGAATGTTCACTTGCATCTTTTCCAGAAGGTGGAGCGAGCCATGGCATTGGATCGTGATGTCCAGAGTTTTGCCGTTGTCCACGTAGCCGATGTACGACGTGACGCCCTTGAAGACGCGGCGGTACACCGTGTCGCCGGTAGCGGACATGAAGTACGACTTGGCGTAGACCTGTATCTGCGCCATGGTCTGAATCAAGTTGTTTCCGCCCGGCATCTGGTAGAGGTACTTCTGGAAGTTCGGGACGACCAGCCCGATGGAACAGTCCGGCACCATTGCATCCGTGTCGTAGCTGGCGCTGAACGAAACGACATGGTCGTTGAAGTTGACAAGAGTCTTGTTCGCCCCCTTCGGATCGTTCACGAAAAAATTCGTCAAGTAAGGAAGTCCGTCGATGAACACGACAAGGTCGGGACAAGTTTTGATTATTTCACGTTCTTGGACCGTTTGCGAAACATTTCTAATCGTGTTCATAGCATGGAGTTCCAGAAATTGGGGTTGGGCGATAGCACGTTGTCCATCGGCACGGAGTCGTTGGCGTCTGGGCTGACCTGAGGCAAGAGGTAGCTGGCTCGGGCAGAACTCACCGCTGGGGGCACCGGGGTTGCCGGGGCTGCGGGCGCGACAAACAATTGCGGACTAAATGGGGGCGGAGGAGGGGGCGGCGGCGGCGCGAACGGAAGCGGTGTAAAAGCGACGGTGTTTGTAAGGCTCAAAGACTGCTGCATCTGCTGCACAGCAAGGGCGGTGGGCTTCCACGCGCCGTAGTCGTGCCCGTGCTTGACGTCGTTGTGTTTCGTGTCGGGCCACGGCGACCCCTTGCGGAAGCGCTCCTTCCACGCCACGAACGAAATCTGGAAGTTCATAAGAAACGGCGTCTGCGCATCCTGCGAGACGGTCAGGGAATCGAACATCCCGTACCACATAAAGTTCCCGACGATGAGTTCCACATCGGCGTGCATCTTGATGATGCGGCGGCTGAAGTCCGCACCGCCGCCCAGCGGCCCTTCTACAGGCTGCTCACCCTCAAACCAGTAGCCATTGTTCTCAAATACGACCTGAAGCTGCTCAAGGTTGCGGTAGGACTCCGTGAAGGGCTGGTACCTGTCGGTCAAGCCAAACGCAAAATACTGTCCCGCCGTCTTCCCAGTAAGGTTGATCATCAGCGAATCCTCACCCCACACCCCAATCTGCCAGCCGGAGCGTGCGAATGACTGAGCGTCAATCGTAGATCGGTTGACCACGACCTGCGACGGATTGATGAGGAAACGATACACTGCTGGCAAACCGTCGCCTTGCCCGTTGCCGCCGAGACCTCGGTTGTTGAGGCGCACGATAACGTAGTCCACATAAGGCGAGATAGCGGCAGAGATGTCGAAATCTTTGTCCGAGACGATGGGTGTGTGCGGCGGCGGCTGACCCGACGCAAACCACTGGGTCTCAAACGCCAAGCTGACGTTGGAAGGAGCCACAGGGGACGGGATGATGCGCTTCTCCCCGCGAATGGGAAGCTGCTGCGGGGACACGGTGCCCTGCGTGCCCGCATCTGGTCTGACGTCGCTGAGGTTGTCGATGCTGTTGTTCTGGGTCGCCATGTCTTATCCTTCGCTTCCTGTCGGTGGGGGCGGGGGCTGCGGGTTGCCGAAGGTTGCCTTAAGCTGCGCGATATTCTGGTTAATCTGCGTCTGGACGTTGGAGTAGTACAGTGCCGTGTATGTCTTCTCCACTTGGAACACGAAGTTGAACTTCCACTGAAACGGAGACTCCGCGTCCTGCGTCCAGCTAAGGCTTTTGAAATATCCGAGATAGGTGTTGTTCCTGTACCTCATAGCGACATACCCGCGAGTCATGACGTCGTTGTTGCGGGAGTGCTGCTGGAAGCTGGTCGCCCCGGTCTGCGGTGACCATGCGCTTGCGCTCATCTGCTCGTCGCCCGTCATCACACCATTGTAGTTCTGGTTGTAGTAGTAAACGGTGCCGTTCATTTGAAACAGCTTGAGGAACTCGACGAATGCGTCCTGCGCAGCGACGCGGAAAGCCTCAGCCGGATTCGAAAGCTCTTTCCGGGCTACGGCCTGTCCCGCTACGGTGTTCAGAGCGTCTTGGTCCCCTGTTCTGGCGGTTATGGCTACCTGCCCCGTGGAGGTCTGCGGGTCCGTGTTGAAAGTCGGCAAGAACGTATGCTTGAACCCCTGCGTCAACAGCTTGGCGACATCGTCATTGACGCCCGCCGTGCTCATGAAATCCGTCAGACCGAACTGGTTCATGAACACGCCCGTCGTCCCCGTGCCGCTGATCAGGTCCGGCTGCATGCCCCACAGGGTGATATGCATGCCGGTGCGGGACGGCGTGCGGGTGTACACGTGCTTGCTCGTGATCTCGAACGTAGCCATGGACGTGTTCAACTGAATTTCGATGGGCTGCTTGACCACCGCTTGGTCGTTCGTCGGCACCGACAAGAACTGGGTGGGGTCGTTTCTGTCGAGGTAGACCATGAACGAGACCGGCTGGACGCTCGCACGGATGCGCGGATTTCCCGTGACGAGACCCGTGTCGGCGTACCAAGCCTGCGCCCCCAGCGTGTCGTCTGGAATCTGAAGCTGGGGCTGCAATGTCTGCCGGAGGGTGTTGAGGTTCTTGTCGGACTCAGCTTGGCTTCTGGCGCTGTCCAAATAGTTGATGCCCTGCGGCCCGGTGACCGCCGCTGATTGCGGTGCGGAGTCGTCCACTGTAGCCGCATTGCTGAGCGCGTACACTGCGGACACGGAGGGGCTGCCCGCCTGCGCCGCTATAGTGGAAACGTTGTACACGAAGTTCTGTACCGGGGCGAGCGGCGGCACGCCGCCCGCAAACTGCACGGTGCCAACTGAGGTAATGTAGGCAGCGATAGACAACGGATAGTTGCCCACGAATGCCTGCAAAAGCGAGGCGAAGAAGGCGGCACCGGCTTCTATGTTCTGGTTTTCGTCCGTGGCGTCGAAGCCGAAAGAGGTGGCCGTCGCCTTGCTGATGCCCATGACGCCCACGCCGAACGGGGTAACCACAAGCGATCCGTCAGAGTAGAATTGCTGCCCGCCCGACGCGATTTGTGCGATTGCGGATAGAACAAGGCTGTCAACGCTGTACTTGGAAGCGAAGCTGACAATCTGGCTCTGCACGCCCTGCGGCAGTTGGATGGAGTATGCTGGCATGTCACCGTCCCGCCAGCGGCGAATACATATCGCTCAGGGGACTCTCACTCGCGGTCTTTCCGACAGTATTAGGCGTCTGGAAGTTTTGTTTGACATCGCCTTGAATGTACTGCGTGTTACTGTTGTCGATAGTGGTAGGACCCTGCCCCTGCCGAAGATATGGGCTATTTCCGATGTCGATGCTGGTCATGGGCGGAAGTGTTCCTGCTAAATCAGTAAAGGCTTTGGAAAGCTCCTTCGTCGCTTTCATGGCCTCGTCCATCTCGTCCTGCGATTCAAATTGCCCCCGCCCCAATTCTGGAGCCATAATTTCTTGGACATGCTTCAAATGCCCAGCGATGTCGTCAAGCTTCTTGTATTGCTCTTGGTCTACATCAGACCACTGAGTCATGGGGACATTTTTGTTCTTTTGCTCAAGCTTAATCTGTTCCTCTGAAATCTCGGCCATTTTGTCGGGGATAGCTCCAACGCCAAAGCCGAAATCCTTGGACATCTTGTCGAAACTATCCTGCCGTTCGGCTGTTTCCTCCTTCATGGTTTTCACGCCGGGGATTTTGCTGTACACCTTCTCGAAAACACCGGCGATGTATTCCAACCACGAGATGATCTTAGTGAGCCACTTCGAGAACACCGCACCGACAGCGTCCGCCACGCTCTGGGTCTGCCTGCCGATCTTGCGTGCCTTGTCGAGTTCCAGCGCAAGCTCCGTATCGGAGACACTAAATTGGTCGGCGGCATGAGTGACAACTTGGGTCAGAAGACCGTTCGTATCCTCAAGCTCCCCCGCCATCTTGGGTGTATGCCTAAGAAAATCAGCAACTTTTTCAGTATCATCACCCAAAGCGTCAAGCTGGCTGACCTGCGTGATGCCATTCTCTCTGAGCCACTTGTAGTTGGGCACTGCCCCCTTTGCCTTCCACTTGGTGAACACTTCCTTGGTGAGCGCTTGGGCATCCAGCCGGGCTTGGTCGTCGCCGCCCGCCATCAGGTTTGTCGTCCTTTCGGTCATGGTCTCGGCGAACCTGCGACGCGTCTCGGCCGGGTCCATGTGGTAGATTTCGCTAAGCTGCTTCAGGAAACCAATAGCAGCGGTACTGCTCGCGCCCGGCCCGAAAGCTCCAGTTCCAGAAACAAGATCACTTACATTGATACCCCATTGCTGTGCCGCTGACCGCACCTTGGTGAGGTTTAGGGCTGCGGTACCAGCGGGGGTCACGATACCCGCCGCCCTGCCAGCAGCTTGCCCGTAAGCGTCGGAACGGGCGTTCCCTGCTGCGGTTATACTTTCACGCAAACTTTGCACCGATTGGTCAATCATTTGCGCTTGAGCTTTCGAGATTTTTCCACCGATAAGTGCGGTCTTGGTGTCCAATTCCAGCTTATCGACCTGCGTCACCGCCTTGGCGAAATCCGCCGCGCCGCCCTCGCCCAAGTTAATCGTCGGTATTTCTATGCCCGTGCCGCCTTTAGTTTTCCTGTTTATGTCCGCAACTTGACCACGGACGGCGTCAAGCTGCTTGTCCACGCCAGCATCCGTGGCCTTAATCACAGCCTTTCTGTTTTCCGTGGTTTCCTGCGTCAGCGCGTAAATGTCCTCGGAAATGCCCCCCACGTCCGGCTTGGTCTCGGTGGTGAGGAATTCCATCATGTCCTTGAGAATCTCGCTACTTACCGCGCCGGAGCGGCCAAGCTCGCGCATGATGCCCAAGGTCTGGTTGATTTCCTTGTTCATCTTATTGAAATGACCGCTCACCTCGTCGATGATCTTGAGGTACTTGGTCGTGGAGATTCCGGCAGCGTCGGTGTCCTTCTCGATCTGCGCAAGAAACTTTTCCGTGCTGTCCAAGGTCTGGGAGTATTGTTCCAGCATCTTCAAGACTTCCTGCACTCCCTCGACGTCCGTCATCCCGAGAACCCTGCCGATCCCGGTGACTATCCTCTGCACCTGACCGAACCCACCGCCAGCGAAGCCGGAGGTCAAGGCACTGACCCCCGTGGTGATCGGGCGGGCGTCCGCCAAACGTTCCTCCCCGAGCATGCTTTTGATCCCGTAGCCTCCCTCTGTCAAAGCTGCGGCGATGTCGAGGTTGCGCTGCCACGTAATACCAAGCTCGTTGAGACCGAGACCGCTAGGAGTCAAGGCGCGTCGCGTCCTCGCGAACGCATCCTCGCCGCCCAGAGTCGTGCCACCGAGGCGGTCAAGCATGGCGCTTCCGGTGAACAGCCCGCCCTTGGCGAGCTTAGCCTCCATATCCTTGTTCTGCTTGACATACTTGTCAAACACCGCGATCAACGCTTCGACCGCGATTGCAAGCCACCCCAACGGCCCGCTCAGTGCTTCCATGCCCACTTCCAACGCACCGACGCCACCTTCGATTGCGTCCACCACTCCGTCCATTACTTTGTCCATCACTCCGCCTGCCGCGCCCCCCTCAGTCGCAGCCATGCGGGCGAGGCGGGGGGCTTGGTAAGCCTCCTTCATGGCTCCCCACTGCTCCCTCAGTTCCGGCACGTACCCTTTCCTGCGCGTCGTCGTAGCGCCGCGAATGAAATCCCCAAGCTTACCGATCTCGGACTTCTTTATGGACGAGGAAAAATCCTTCCCGGCCTTAGCGGTGCGCTCAGCAAGATTGGTCAGGTCCCTCATCTCGCCTGTGGTGAGGTCCCTAGCTTCGTCACCAAACTTCGAAAGGGCCTTTTCCCAATCACCAATTTGCCTGCGAATCGCAGCAGCACCAACAGAAAAAGATTTCTGGGAGGCAAGGGCGTCTTTCATGGCTTTCACCATGTCCTCAATCTGCTCCTTGGCTTCCTTGGTGTCCTTGATGTTGCGGATTTCGTGAACGAACTTCTTAGTGAACCTGTTGATCTCGGCGAGCTTGTTTTCGACTTTGTCGAAAAGCCCAACGATGAAAGAAAGCTTTTCCTTGTCAAGATTTTTGGTGACATTCTTGGCGTGCTCGGCCATAGCTTTGAGGTGCTCCTCCGACAACCCCGCCACCCTGTTCGCCTCGCGCAGCGCCTCCATCATCCCCTCCATTTGGTTCGCTGTGCCGGGATCGAGGCCAGACGGGGGACCGCCCGCGCCTGTCGGATTCGGAGTTGTCGGGTCAGCCATTTAGTTACTCCTTGTTTTCCTTTTCAGACTCCGTGTCGTACCGCGCCGACACTTGCTCTTCGAGGATTGCCTTGTTCGCCTCGTCGATCTGCTTGCGTGCCCGCTCGAAAAGCCTGCGTTCGACTTCCGTGAGCGTGGCGCTGTCAGGGAACTGTTCCTTCAGGCGGTCTTCGATGTTCTGCGAGTGCGTCATCAACACCTTCCACAGAACCTCGACAAGCTCCTGACCCCAGCCCATGATTACATTGCGCAGCACGACCTGGCAGTCGCGCAGGGGCTTATCCTTGTCAGTGATGTCCGGCAGGAAGCGCCTCTCCGGAGGCAGCCCGCGAAGGTCGATGCCCTCGATCCAAGAGATGGCGCGGGACAGAAGCTCGACCTTGACGCGCTTCGTCCAAAGATAGCCCTTGAACTCGTCCGCCGCCTGCACCGAAAGCATCTCGTCCGATGTCGGAATATTCGCGATCTTCACGCGCAAGTCTCTGTTCTTACATTTGATTGTCAGGATTTCCTCGAATTCCTCGATGCCGAACCCCTTCAGCCCGGAGATCACCTCTTCGAGCGACTTGGGAGGCTCCGGCTGCGGATCGGGCGGGGCGACCACTTTTAACTCATCCTGTGCTTTTTCAACGCTATCCATAGTGAATGTTCCTTCTTCTGTAAAGTAGATTTGCAAACCCAAAAAGATGAAATCGCTGTTCTCTAATACTCGGGCACGGCATCTGCCTGTATTTTCAATAGGTTAAAACCAGACAAAACGGGCTGGCAGCCTGTATACTGTTAGTGGAGGAAGCTCCTATGGAATGGCTCATCAGGTTCATCGGAAAAGTGATAAGCAACATCATAGCATTCGTGGTGATTTGCATTGTCATCCTCTCTGCGCCGCTGGCCTCAATCGCGGTGGTGGTCCTGCTGGAAATCGACCCCATCTCCCGCTCTTGGGGGGACTCTAACCCCATAGGTTGGTTTGTATTCTGCCCGTTCTTCGTAGGCGTCTGGTATATGTTCATCGCGTCCATGACGCACCGTGCCAGAGCGAAGCATCTCGGCTTGACCCCCCACACTGGCATCCTTCGGTCTGCCGGACGCCACATCGGCGGGACGCTCCTGTCTTTCGCCGCTGTCCTAACCGCTATCTTCGCAGGGGAAGCCGTCCTCGGTCCGTATGCAGGAATGAGCGAGACGGCGATTGCACTATCCATCCGAGAGCTTGCCCCCGTGCTTCTGCTTGCCGCATGGAGTCCGGTGCTGATCAACCTGACGCGACACTTCATGCGACGCTACCCAAGCAAGCGGGAAATCTCTTCCGTACTTGATGGAATCAGCGGTACTTCCGAATCTTCTCCAGTTGCCGGTCGATAGGCGACTGCTCAAAGTCTTGACGGCGCGGCACAACACCGGGCTTCTGCCCTCTCCGTAACGCTTCCTGCCGTTCCCTAACCTCAGCCTCGGTAAGGACTACGGTCGTTTCCGCCGTGATGCCGGGGGCTTGCACGCCTCTCTTCATCCTTGACTCCGCGACCGCCTTCTGCTTGGCTTCCGCCTCGGCCTGCATCTGCCCTGCCCACGTTTCCATCAGGCGTTCGTGCTTGTCGCCCTCGATCATGCCTTTCAATTCGCGCTGAAGGTCTTCCAGAGAGTCGCCGGGGTGCCCCCACCCGTCATTCACGTCCGCCTTCGGCTTAACCCTGACAAGCCGCGACCAAGGCTCTAAGGAGTCGGTCTCAAGCTGACGCCCCACCCTGCGGAGGTCGCCAGCGATGGGGTCGGCGCTCTTGCCCGCCCAGGGACGCACAATAAACAAGGCATTCATGTTTTCTTCCAAGCGTTTCTTGGCCTGTTCCCTGTACGTGCATAGGCTCGCCCATACCTTCGCGTGGGTGGGGGGAGCCATGATCTTGATCTCCTTGCCATCCGGCATGCCAACAACCTTCGTGTCGAACGACGCAAGCCTTTCGCCCTTGCTGTACCACAGCGACTCCGAGGACTGCGTCGTGACGTAGGCCGGAAGGAATGGGAAGAGCGAAATGTCGTACTCGCTCATTCTGCGCGTGACTTCGACCAGACTGCGGACCTCGAACGGTTGCAGCTTTTCTATCTCGTTCGCCGTTAGGGATGTGGCATGCTGAAGAAGAAGCGCGATGTAGTCGTTGGGTTCGCGCACCCAGCGCTTGAGCATCTTGCGCTCCTGCGGATGTAGTCCTCGCACCCAGCCAACTTGCACGCCTTCAATCAGCAACGGGCGTATGCGAGCGCCGATCTCGATCAGTTCCTCGCAGTTTTCGCTGATCTCCTGCCTAATCTTTTCCAGTTCTGCGGAAGTTGGGGCGTCCTTGATCCGGCCATCGTTAAGCTGGCGCATGATGTCCATACCGAGGGACGCCTCGCGTCCTCTAGTAAACCTAGTTGACATTCTTCTTTTTGCTCCCGATGACTCCCCCGACAGGTGGCGTGGCTCCGAACTTGTTTTCATCTGGCGTCGCTTTGGTTAGCCCGCGCATCTTGGAGTTTCTCAACATCTGGCGCTCGACTTCTTTCGTTTCCTCAAGTTCCTTGCTCCCGAATTTCTGCCTCATTTCCTCTTCGACCTTGTCCATGGTCTGGTCGCGCTTCTCCTCCTCTTCCTCAAAGAGCCTCGACACGTGATTAGGCTCTGGTGCCTTAAAAAGCCCTGTGGTGGTGAAGATTCGCGGCGGCGGGAACGAACCGCGATACACAATGAAAACGCGGTGGATGACAGATTCAGGCAGCGTCTTCATGACCTTGAGCGCGTCCTCCGGTGATGTAACTTTTAGCCCGGAAACATCCGCGAGGGCATGCGCTAAAAGGGTGCAACGGCGGTCTTCCTTCTCGGGGAACTTGAGGGAAAGTTCCTCCCGCCAAGAAAGCTGGCGGAAGCGGAGAGTGTATTTGAGCAATTTGACTTCGACGGTTTCCATGTCACTGAGAGGTTGCGTAGCCTATTCAAGAGGAAATACCGTCAAGTTGCCGCCAAGGGCGGTATTATTGGTTGTTCACCGTCTCCGGTCATTCCGGGCAGACGTTTCAGGACGGGGCGCGGACCTCTAGCCGCGCTCCCTGTCCACTAGAGGAAACTTTGATCCCTTCCGACAACTTGCAAGCTATAGAGATTCACAGCCATCTTTCCCGTCTTTTCAAGCTAGACGAATTGGTCGAATACCGCGCCCTGCTCTGGGGCGGGGGTGGACGGGGGCTTTACTTCACAGACTTGGAGCGCTTAGCGGTAGTCGTCGCCATGCTCGACCAAGACCCCCGAGTCCAGTCCAGTTATGTTGTCATTAACCCGTTGAAGGGACGCCTCATCCGCGAGCGCAAGCTAATAGTGAACCCGACCGATGAGCAGGTAGAGCAGGTCATCTCCGGTCCTGGCGGGCAGACTGCGCGTGACGAAGACATTGACATGCTGCGGTGGATGTTTGTTGACGTCGATACTATCCGCGTTCCGCACCTCAAGGAAACCGACAAGGGGGAATTCGACCGCCTCCAGCACGAGTGCTCTACTAACGAGGAAAAGGCGAGAGCCAGGGTAGTGGCCCAGAAAGTGCTGAAGTTCCTCGAAGAAAAAGGATGGCCGCAGCCGATTCTTTGCGATTCGGGCAACGGATTCCACATCCTGTTCCGGGTAAATCTTCAGAACAACCCGACCAACGTCCACCACATCGCGGACTGCCTCAAGGCCTTGAAGGCGGAATTTGCAAGCGAACCTGACGCGGATATTGATGCCTCCGTGTACAATCCTGCCCGCCTCACTCGTGCCTACGGTTCTACCACGCGTAAGGGCACCGATATGCCCGAACGGCCGTACCGCCGAAACCGCATCTTCGAGATGAAACAGCCTGTCGGCGATGTCACACTTGACATGATCTTGTTCCTCGCCACGGCATCCCCCGGCTACAGCAAGCACAATGACGGCGACCTGCCGGAGCTTGACCCGAGTTTCGACCCCAACGACTGGATCGAGCATTTCGTGAGACAACACGCTTTCTCCATCGAGGGTGAGAAGGAGTGGCAGGGCAACCCGATCTTGGCAACAGACTTCTGCCTTTTTGCCGGGCGTAAGCACTCAGGCGACGAATATAAGTCCGGGTTTATCATCGGTGACACTTTCGGCTACAAGTGCTTTTCCGACGACTGCGAAGGCAAGACGATCAAGGACATTTACAAATGGCTGCGGGAGGCCGTGAACGACGACGGCTCGCCGAGATTCATCCCCTATGACAAGCCAATCTACAAGACCGAGACCGTTGAAGAACTTCTCGAAACTTTCGGGGCCGAGGACATAAGCCTCACTGACAAAGTTGAACCCACGCCCATTGATCCCTTAGAGCCGGAACCTATGGAACCCGATAAGGCTGATGGTAAAAAGAAGCGGCTTAAAATCGGAAGGATCAAGGATTTAGTAGGGTGGATGATAGGTGCCATCCTGCGCGACCCGGTGGGTGTACTCTCCAAATTCAGGCTGCTAAAATCGCATATTGATTTTTCGCTCAAAGAATTCGTTGAAATAGAAAACAGGCAGATATGGCTGATAGACAGCCCGATGCGGCAAGCGCTGACGTGCGTTCTCGCGTACTTCGAGGAACTGAACCTGCTGCCCAACAAGGGCGAGCTTTTGAACTGGATGGACGAATCCTCCTATGTCATAGCTCGAAAGGTGCGCAAGCTGGACGACTTTAGCGACATCCGGGCCTATATCACCGACCTCCAGGACGACCCTACCAAGGAGTTCGCTCCCATGGCGGCGGAGCTTGATCGTGCCATAGAGCTTGTCTCGCAAAGACTCGTCACGAAGAGAGACCATGACAAATACTTGAAGACAGGGAGCGAGGAGGATGCACAGGCATTCAGGATCGCCCAGCGCAAGCACGCGCAGAAAAAGCTCTACAGCAGCGGTGACATCCTTCCCGGCCCCATCCAATTGATGACCGACAAACTCGACGAGGAGTTCCGCAAGTACTTTGACGGCGCGAACGACGCCGAAAAATTCGAAACCGGATTCGCGGCAATCGACAACAACTCCCTGATCGGCCTCGGCCCGGGGCGCGAGCGGTTGATCTACATATACGGCGGCAACAGTAACTTCAAGACAACCATGCTGGTGACCATCGCTATTAACGCGGCTAAGAGGGGCAAGAACGGCCTCATCCTCATAGGCGAACACGAAGCCCTGTCGATGATGCAGACACTTATTCTGATGCTCGGGCATTACGTGAAGGACAACCCTGAAATTGGTCAGCTTCCTTCCCGCACAGACTTGGAGAACCGCAGGGTGACCGAGGAAGATTGGCGGCGCATCCGCAGGCTGCTCGACAAGGTCCACGACTACGAAATCTTGCCGGGGCACCTCGGCGTGCAAAACATCAATGCCATCGCGCAGAACAACGAAGACAGGCTCGGCACGGTGGTGGACTACATCCACACGTTCAACGCAGACTATCCCTTGGATTTCGTCGTAATCGACCCGCTCAGCCAACTCATGCCCCTCGGTGCCATGGGCAAAAAAGAGGGGTGGGGGTACGGCACTGAGTTGCTTATGGCTGTTCGAACCCTTAGCCACGAGTTCGAGGGGCGTGGTCAAGGTCTTATGGTCTTGATGGCAGCGCAGTTCGGGGTGGAGTACCAGCGCGAAGTCGAAAAGATGCAGGCAAAGAACGCAGCGGGAATGGATCAGCACGACGACAAGCTTATCGAGCTATTGTCGCAGCCCAGCAGGGTCGAGTTTTTCACCACAATATCCCACTTCTTCGATTTGGGGATCGGGATCGTCACACGCGTCAAGAACGGCAGGGACGGGTACCTCGTGAAGGGCCGCGCCCGCTTCCTCAACACCTTTCAAAGCGTGTCCTTCACGGCCGACCCCGTGTCGAATGTCATCGTTGAGGGCAAGTATCCCACGGTTTCCGTGGGGGGGTCGTCCGCCCCGCCCGGCTCCAATCCCGGTAGACCGGAAGCCACCATGGGGGCTATCGACGAGCTATGAGTCCAACCAAGCACAGGTCGGAGATCGAAAAGTTTAAGATGACAGGGTGGCATTGGTTCCCGTTCGATGTGGTGGACTGGCTGACCTGCGACGATATCATGAAGATGACATCGGCCGAGGAGGGCATCTACATCCGCCTTCTTTGTGTACAATGGCGGGATGGTTTCATCGCATCTCGTCCTGAACTCGCGGCGAAACAGTGCGGAAAGCGTCCTGAAATGCTCCGCAGATGGTTCGCAAAGTGGTCGCATCTCTTCCCTATCTCTTCCACAAACGCTGCACATTTGGTGAACCCAAAACTTAATGAAATCGCATTAAAGAAGGGAAATCCTAAGGCTCAGGAGGGCACAGAGAAGAGAAGAGAAGAGAACAGGAAAGAAGAGGAAACAACAAGTAGCGCTGCTGCGCAGCGCGTGGGCGTCAAGGAGGAGGACGAGGCCGAAATTACTGCCCATACGACTGTAGTAAACAGCCCCAAGGTTAACATAGAAAAACCGTATGCCCAAGATGCTGATGACATCGACGCGAGCGCTGTCAGCCATGCGTTCATGGACGCTTTCGATTTGAAGATGCGCCCCGGAAAGCTCGGGTACAATTACGACGCCTGCAACATCGCCTTCGCGGAGTTTCTCAAGAGGCACGACCAAGGCGAAGCGCTCAAAGTCATCAAGGCATCCGGGCAGAACCCGCAGTACAGGCGCGGGGCGAAAAGCCTCAACCCGAGCAACCAACTTCCGTGGGACTGGTTCATCGAGAAGTACGAGGACATGAAGATCAAGATGGAGGCCGACGAGGAATTCACGCAGAACGTGGCGAAGAAGGCTAAGGCGGCTGTGGGGGGGCATGCAGCCGTCAATCCAGAGCTTCACACCGGGCTTGACGCACAGGGTAACAGTTGGGTGGAGGATAAAACCAAGCTATGACGAAAGAACAGTTTCTCGCAGAGCGTGTCGAACAGCAAAAACCGAAGTGTGTAATGTGTCACGGGTCGGGAACGGTGGATCACAACGCGTTCGGTGATACCAACATCAAGATAGCGTGCAGCCAATGTGCCGACTTCGAGTTTAGGCTCGATCTGTTCTGTCGGGGGTTCTTTAACCCGAAGTATGTGATGCCCCGCTACTGGGACGCGGTGTATCTCAACAGGTTACAGCCCAGCGAGAAGTCAAAGCTTGAACCTAAGAGTGGGTTGACCGGGTTAGAACGACAAGCGAGGCTCATCAACAAAATCGTATCGAACCCGGACCAAGGATTCGCGCTCTTTGGTCCACCGCAGATTGGGAAAACCATGTGGACTGTCGGTCTCTACGCCAAGGTTCTCTACAAAGAGCTTATGTCTGCGGACATGAAGCCCGGCTACCGCGTCCCCGTGCGCAGGCTCGCGAGCAAGGTGCTTCTCGACCAGCACCAGGCCTTCGCCATGCGCGGCAACTTCGATGATGACGCGGTGCTTGAACCGGACGTGACCCGCGAGGGCATCATCCGCTGCTATGAGAACGGTAGCAAGTACCGCCTATTCCTTGAGGAAATCGACAAGGTCAAGGAGACTGAGGCACGCAGGGCGACCATGTTTGAGATTCTTGACGCACTTCACGGCTGCATGGGGCAGTTCGTCATGACGTCCAACCTCACACCCGAAGTGTTCGCTGCCCAGATGGGCGGCGACTTCATGCACCGTATCAAATCCACCGCAGAGGTTATCGACCTCTTCTAATTCTCTTCGTTTCCCAACAACACAGCGAAAATTTTTCAGGGATCGCAAACGAAAAATTTCTCCGTTGCGTGTTCCTTAGATGTCGTCCAAAAATAGTATTACACATAGTCCCACTCAAAGAGAGAGTCCATTCATGGCAGCAAGCGGCGGGCATTATATCTACACATTTCCACTTAAAAACCGAAATATCGGGACAGCAAATGGTAAGTAAAGCTGTGACAATGTCCCCCTACCAGCAATTCATCGCCATGTCGAGGTACGCACGCTGGGACTACGACAAGCAGCGCAGGGAAAACTGGGACGAGACCGTCCACCGCTACGTGAGCTTTTTCGCCCCGCGTCTCCCGAAGTCCGAACGCGAACAGATTCCAAACGAGATAGAGAAGGCGATCCT